CCGGGGGGGGGTTTTCTCATACCTGCACGCAGGAGGCGCTGTAAGCGCCGTGGACGGCACAAAAAGACGCCCCTAGTACCTAGTACTAGGGGCGCCCTGAAAGGGTCTCAGATGAGCCCAGAGACCTTCAGATCCGCATACCGCTGGTCAAGCCTAGGGATCACAGACTCGGTATCGACAGTCCCCGGGCACTGCAACAGCCACCTCATCACGGTTCCGGTCTGGCCCGTGCGGTGCAGCCGGCCCTGGGCCTGCACGCAGCGCACCACCGACGGATCAAGTCCAACCCACACTTCATGCCGACAGACCCGCTGAAGTCCGTCAACACCTTCAGCCACCGCGGGGATCACCGCGCACAGGATCTGCGGACCGTCCTTGTCGAGGAAGCGCTTCCAGTCGTCCTTGTGCTCGCCATCAACCCGGGCGCACGAGTAACCGGCTTTCTCCAACTGAGCGACAAGTGGCACCTGAAATTTCTTCGACGGCGAGTAGACGACAACTTTCTCATCACCGATGTCGCGCAGGATATCGAGCAATGCCGTGATCTTGCCGCTGCGCGAGCCCGGATCGAAATACCACTCATCTTCCCCACTCTGCACGGGGCGTACGCGCATCTGCCCGAGCGTCGCCTGCCTGAGCCTCATGTCGCGCGTCACCGGTAGTCCGACAACGGCGGGATGATCGTCCATCCACGCCACCGCCTCTTCGCGCAACTGTTTGTACTGCTTGCGCTGCTCCGCAGTCATCGCGCAGTCCACACGGCGGATATCCACCGGTGGGAGCGCACCGGCCACGTCTTCGATCCGCATATCCTGCCACTCACCCCGCGACTTGTGCCCTTTCGACAACAGCCCCGGTCGCTTCTCAGCGCCGTACATCACCGAGTACGGCCCGCCGAAATAACAAGGCTCCGAGTGGAAAAACGCCTGCGCGAACTTAGTGAACCCTGGATATTTTTTGGGCCACAAATATTTCAGCGCCCCATAGATATTCACGGGCTGACCGCCCGCCGGCGTAGCACTGAGCGCAAGACGGTGCCTCGACTTCACCTTGCACAGCACCTGAGACGTGACCGTCCTGAAATTACAAGCCCGATGGATCTCATCGCCGATGACCCAATCGAACTCCACACCCCCGAGCACTCGTGTCGTCGCCTTGCTCTTCACACGCCCCGCTCGTGCGTCATAGCCCTTCCTCTTCGACACGCTCGCCAGTAGTTCCCAACCGATGAACGACACGCCCCGGGGCTTGTCGCCCCGCAACAACCGCTCAAACGCCTCGCGTTCAGTCTTCCTGCGCTTGCTCAGCACATTGAACTTAACTTCGTCATCGGGCCAGACCTGACCCACCGCACGACGCCAACCGCTCTCCGTACGCAACGGTGCTACCACGAGTACCGACAGATCGCCGGGGCTTCGCCCCTCCTGTCGTGCCGCCCGATCAATAACCCACAGCGACATGAGAGTCTTGCCGCAACCCGTTCCTGCGCTCACAAGGCCCGTGCCGCCCGCAGCAACCAGACCACGGACTGCACGTTCCTGAGCCTCAACCGGCTCAATCATCAATGCTCCTCACCCACGCGTACGCCTCACGGGCCATACGCCTCACGTCCTCCTCATCCTCGGGCAGCATCTCGTCATAGAACCGCCACTCTCCGGTTCCAATCCGGTGCTCCAGTTCGATCCGGCCCTCCCCATAATCGACACTCTCGTAGTACGCCCTACGGCTCAGGTTGAACGTGATAGAGGATCGTGTCCACACGGTCATCTGGTCCTCGGACGAGCGCACAGCCCAGTCATCCTCAGCCGTCTCCACAGCGATCGCCTCAACCCATGCCTCGACCATCGGGTCTTTCGCGCACTCGATCATCGCATCGATCACCGCGTCCGTGTCATCGTTCGCGTCGCCGTCGCGGCAGTCCCCCGACTCGGGGTTCACCACCGACCACAGGAACGCACCGTCAACGGCGTAGTAGCCCTGCACCGTCACTTCGCCCCACGTGATCGTCCAAGTGTCGTGCACGTTCTGCGGCCCGAGAATGTCGAAGAACTCGCCTCGATTCTCCAACCACGACACAACTTCAGCGCGAATCCCCTCATCGCGGTAGTACTGCCACTCCAGCGTCATGTGCGCCGCATCCGTCACGGCGTCTCTCAGGTCCGAGTACCCGTCCGTGTCGAATGGCTCTCCGTCCACCGACACGTTCACTGCGATCCGGCCATCCAGACCGTCGCCGTACGCGTCACGGATCCACTCAACATCGACAGGCCCCATGTGCAGCCACCCGCGCGTATCGTCGTCGCTCCAGTCGCATTCCACCTCTCCGAGCGCGTTCGCCTCATCGGTCCACTCCAGCGCCCCGCACAGATCCTCGATCTTCTCCATGGTTCTCTCCTCAGTCCTTCGTAAGTGTGTGTGTGTGTGTGTGCTCAGTTCTCGTTCTCGTGCGCGGCGGCGTAGAGGTACTCCGCGGCGATCTCGACATCAGTGATCCAACCCTCGCCCTCATCGCTCAGGATGATCGCCCCTCGTGTCAGTGACCACCCGTCCGTTCCACTGCATCTTCGGTTCCTCCTCTTGGTTCAGGCTCTGCGACAAGCCCTCTTGCTGTTGTCGATATCCACTCTAACTACATCATGTCGTCCGAGTCAACCTCTCACCCTGTGATACTCATCACGGTCCATACCTCCCCGTCCGGCGTCTCGTCCGGAAGCCTCCTCATCGAGCCTCCGAGCCTGGAGACCACCGTGCTCGCCATCCTCAGCCACGACAGCATCTCCGTCCACTGGAGCATGTACAGTTCGTCCTCCTCGTCCGCGCTCATGGCCTCGACAACGGCCCGAACGTCCGACAGGTCAACGGCCGTACCGCCCCGTGTAATCAGCACGCGTCCTCCGTCTCTCCGTTGCACTGCACAACCGCCTGCATGATCACCGGCCCTCTCCCGCACCCGCATCAGCGCCTCGTCCCTTGTCATGTCTCCTCCTTTTCGCTACCGGGCAGGGCCCCTCCCCGCTCAACCGGTACCCCTACTCTCCTACATCATGTCGTCCCTGTCAAGCCCCTCTCCTGTGCCCCCGCTCACACTCACTGACTGTCATGACACACCTCTCGACAGAGACCTCTGACCTCTGTGCACTAGCCCATCGGGACCAAGGTCCTATGAAGGCTGTCTACCTAGTGACGACACGGCTCAAGCCCAAGTTGGGACTAAGGTCCTATGTAGATCAACTTGTATGCACAAGTGGAGGATGAACGAGACGACACGGACGAGGAGATGTAGGTACATCTCGGGGTGGGTATGGGGGGAGTACGACAGGCCCATGATTGCAACGATTATGCATCGAACAAGTGTTCGAAAGAGGGGTTCGACAGGGGGTGGAAATGGGCGATGTAGGTACGAAATCGGCCCAAAATACTAGACAGTGTCTAGTTACCCGTCCTTCGTACTATATAATATATATTATTATATTATATAAATATTATATACAGAATATAATGATAGTAATATAAATACTTGGTGTCTAGTATAGTATCTTGTACCATACATTAATGTCATAGTAGTATAATATTCTATACTACTCTTATATATTCTGAGTACGATATATACAAATGCATACATAGGGTATATAGGGGGTTCTGGTTCGCCCTCGCCCGTGTCGCCACGTGATCGATTGTTCGCTCGTTCGAACACGAGAACAAAAACAGAAGAGATGAACAAACATTCGTCTTCGCCCCTGTCGATGCCACCCCACGGGCCGTGTCGGGCCCCGTAAGGACACACCGCCACCACACAGGGGGTCCCCCGTCCTGTCGCACCCGGCTACCGTCCCGCCTCAGATGCCCCTGAGACGCGTTGTAAGCCATTCTGAGACGATTTCAGCCCCTAGCCAGTGCAGGACACTGGAGAGCCCCCTAGAGGCCGTCTACGGGCCTTACAGCACGTCAGCCCCCTGAGAGCCCTGTGAGACGACAGGAGACGACAGGAGCACGAACGAGGACGGAGACTGAACAGCCTCTCTCGCCCGTGTCGCCAGGGCCACGAGGATTGCGATCTTAACAGCGTTAACGAGATAGAAATCACACAGCACGAAGCCATTTTCGACGGCGAAGGAAATCGGTTGCTACCGACAACGGGGCGGGGGGAGGGGGTGCGACCCCACGACACCGCGCGAGGAGTTGGCCGCTCTAGGCCCCGCACCGAGTTTTCCGCCTATTCTCAACGCTATGGAGTTGTCAACGAACCCTGTTCCGGCCCTGTCGGCCCTAGCTCTTCGGTCCTCCTTTCTATAAATAAGTATAGGCTCGAAACGGGCCGGGGTCAACCCCGTTACACATTCGAGGTGTGCTAGTCTTGAAGACTCTTCGACATCCCGCCCAGCAGGCCGCTGCAACGACCCCGCCCCTGTCGCTACTAGGACGACAGGGGCGGTGCTGTTGAGATCGGGTCCTCAGCAGTAGCAGTCGTAGTGACCGTCTCTTGTCCGGACGATCTTCGGCTTCGGATCCTTGGGCGGGTAGTGGGCCTTCCCGTTGATGTCGATGTGGATCAGGATCGGCTCACCGTCCTCGGTCTCCCAGGCTATGGGCTCCTCGTGAGTGCTCATCGGAATCGTTACACAGCAACAGGGGCCCGTAGGGTGCCATGGTGCTGGTAGCCCTCAGAGGCGTCGATGTCGTTCATGAGGTACTGATCGATGGAGTCCCGCTTCCGAAGCTTGAGCCGGGGGAACGGGAAGACCTCACGAGAGAGCTGCGTCTTCACCACCGAGACGTGGTTGTCGTAGATGTGGCAGTCTCCGCCGGTCCAGATGAGCTCGCCGAGCCCTAAATCGGTCTGTTGAGCGAGCATGTGCGTCAGGAGGGCGTAGGACGCGATATTTACCGGCACACCAAGGAACAAATCCGCGCTCCTTTGATAGACCTGGAGCGACAGCTTGTCGTCGTTGGAGACGTAGCACTGGAAGAAGGCGTGGCAGGGCGCCAGGGCCATTTCGGAGAGCTCACCGACGTTCCAGGCCGACACGAGATGCCGACGGGAGTGCGGATCACTCGTCAAGCCCACGATGAGCCTTCGGATTTGATCGATGGCCATGTCGTCGCTGTTGATCCAGGACCGCCACTGGACGCCGTAGAGGGGACCGACGTACCCGTCCGTGTCAGCCCAGTCGTCCCAGATGTGCACGCCCTGCTTCTGGAGCCACGAAATGTCGTCCTCACCGCGGAGGAACCACAACAATTCTGCTTTGACGACTTTCATGGGGACGTACTTGGTGGTGATCCGGGGGAAGCCCCTGGAGAGGTCGTAGCGCAGCATACGACCGAAGACGGAGCGGGTACCGACACCGGTGCGATCCTGGCGAGGCTCGCCGTTGTCGAGGACGTCTTCGAGGAGCCGTTCGTACTGGTCGTTGATCTCAGGTTCGGACATCAGAACAGGGCCTCCTGTGTGCCCCAGACCTTGACCTCATCGGGAGCGTCGTAGGTGTCGAAGCGGGGGTTCTCCCTGGCGAGGTTGGTGGTGCGGAACGTCCAGGCCACCCCCACATGCGTGATGTCGGTGATAATGCGGCTCTCCTCGTTCCTGGAGAGGAGGATGTCGCCGACACGACAGTTGCTGGCTTGTTTGGTGAGTGGCATGTTAGCTCCCTTTCTTCAGCTTGAGATAGTTGTCGGCTCGCCGATGCCGGAGAACATATCGATGATGGGTGTCGGGTTCATCTCAGTCGTCCTCGCACTCAATCTCGACCTCACCGGTGGCATCGAAGATGTTGATCCGGGTGATCCTGTAAGTCTCATTCCCCTTCCGAATGCGAGCTGGTGCACCACAGGCGGTTCGTGGGTCGAGGAGATCATCGGCGAGCTCGAACACGGTAGGTGGTTCTGAGCCGTAACTGAGGTGGGTAATGGCCTCGGTAGTCGAAGAGTACATTTCAGATGTTCCTCCAGACGAGGGCCTTCATGCGGATGCGGTCGGTGTCGCCGTTGTCGGGCTCCCAGTAGTCAACGTCATCGGCGACTGCGAGCGACACAGGGTCGAAGGAGAGACGCTCCCGCATGTCGATGAGGGCGGAGTCGTCGTAGAGCTCGCGTTCCGTGGCGGCCCTGAAGACGATCATTGCGTCATCATCAAACTGTTCAAGATGCTGTTTGAGGTCTGCGATGGTGATCAAGGTCGGTTCCTTTCAGTCGATTCTGGTGATCGGTATGGATGAGTGGATGACGATCATTGCCCGCCTGCGGGTGTCGCGGCGTTCGATGTACAAGGTGTAGAAGTCGTCGGCCCGGTCTATTGATATCAACTCATAGTCGTAGCCCGACAGCGAGACGAAGTCGCCAGGACGGAGGTCAGCAGGGTGGTAGTTCATTCCTGGACCTCGACGATGAGATCGAGAGTGTCATCCGGCGACAGATAGAAGGAGTTGACCAGGTCGCCGACTCCGATGTAGTAGGTGACCTCAACAATCTCCTTGTCGTCGAGGCGGACGTGATCTCCCGTGAGGATGTACCAGACAGGTGCGATCTCCTCCATGTCGGCTCCTTCGGTTAGGTTGGTGCCTCCAGCATAGAGATGTATCGGGCGTACGTCAAGCCCCGGGTTCGTTACGCTTGGATCACGACGACGAGAGGAGGTCGTATGGGCAACGTGGCACACTACGCAGCCGCCTGCGCGCGGTACTACGCGATGGCGGACGTGGGGTACAGCCAGCCCGACAGGTGGACGTTCTACGACAGGAGCGACTGGGACGGCTGGCTGGTCAGGTCCCCGGCCAACGCGGACTGCTCGGCGCTGGTGTCGGGGTGCTACAACATCGCCGCGCATCATGAGTGGGGCGAGCCGTTCACGGCCGGGTACTTCCCCCGGGACACGTGGACCGGGAACATCCGGGAGTACGCCCTGGAGCGGAATTTCGCCGATATCAGCGACTCCTGGACAGGTAATGTGCCTACCGGGGGCTGGTACGCAGGTGACATCGTGCTGTCGGAGGGGGCGAGTGGTGGTCGTGGCCATGTGGCGATGATCATCAATGGCGGTTCTGGACCCGACAGCGACGGAGCGTTGCTGGCCGAGGCGTGGATCGCCGAGGACGGCTCGATCGACGGCTGGGAGGGCGACCAGACGGGTGATGAGGTTCGCATTATTGCGTACAACGATCATCCGTACACTCAAGCGGCCGCTTGGACGCACGCGCTGAGGCGCCGGGACAACCCGAGCCCGCTCACCGGGGGCGACGGGAACGCTTCCGCACCTGCCCCGGCCCCGCAGGGTAGCAACGAGAGCGTTCAGGCCGCGGTGCTGAGGGCCGCGGATGATGTGGGGCTGCACTGGGCTGTGGCACTGGGCCTGGCCGACCAGGAGAGCAACTGCGAGAACGTGTACGGCCATGACGTGGGCGGGGCGTGCTCGGGCTGGGGCGAGGTGACGAGGGAGAACTTCCTGAACCACTTCCTGCCCGCTGTGCTGGACTGGGAGACCAGTAACGGTGTGGGTCCGACGCAGGTGACGTACAACGGGTACTTCATCAACGAGCCCGACAGGGCGTGGTGGGACCCGCATGAGTCGAGCGTTGTGGGGCTGTCGATCCTGAGGGATTACCTCGGAGGCGACTACAGCGCCGACAGTATCCGGAGGGCCGGCAGCCGGTACAACTGCGGCAATGAGAGCGATCAGTACTGGGGCTATGGTGAGAGCCTGCTCCAGCACGTCAACAGCTGGTGGTACTCGGAGCGCCCCAGCGGTGGAACAATGGACGAGGTTGAGAGGATCATCATGGCCAACGGCGACGACATCGTGAACGCGATCAACGCGGTTCGTGGGGAGCTGCGGTACGGCAAGGCGAATGAGCGCCAGGCCGGGGACGTGATCTGGGGCGTGGAGCAGAACAGGCTGCTGATGACCCAGGCCGTCGCGGCTCAGAAGGAGACCAACGGGCTCATCAAGGAGCTCGTCGAGGCAATCAAAAAGGGGAAGTGAGCGCGAGAATGCTTACCACGATTCAGAAGCCCGAGGTTCGCAAGGCGGCCTATGGCGTTGTCGCGGCGGTCATGACGCTGCTGATGGCACTGGGGATCATCAAGGCGGATACGGCGGCGCAGTACCTGGACTCCCTCAGCCAGGTCGCCGGTGTCGTGTTCCTGCTCATCGCCCGCTACTTCGTGCCCTCGCCGGAAGAGAAGCCCGCTCCGGCGGCCGCGGTGACCCAGGACGGCGAGCTTGAGCGTCCGACCGTGGTCAACCCCACTCGCTACGGCGCTGGGGACGGTCCCGAGAAGGCGTGATATACTGAGGCTCTTCCTTTCGGAAGTGTGTTGGGTCGGAGGAAGCCCCCGAGGTCGGTGAGGACGTCGGGGGCTTCTTCTTGTCACTTGGCGGAGTAGCGACCTCGTATCTTGGAGGGGTTGTAGCCGCCCCAGATGTTACCGTGGTCATCTACCACGACAGGGGCGGAGGTGTAACCGGCCTGGACGGCCTTGGCGAGGATGTCCTGGCAGTCGGCGAGGGCCTGCTCGACGTAGGGGACACCCATCTTGTCGGCATACATCTTGGTCATACGGCACTGCTGGCAGTTGGGCTGGGTGTAAATGGTGAGCATATGTTCTCCTTAGAAGGCCGCCAGGATGGTGGCAACGATTGCGATAGTGGTGAGGATGGCGAAAGGCACGGTGGAGATCAGGACGATGGCGGTCGCAAACCGATCATTGTCCTGGTGGGAATACATCAGTCCTCCTCTACCGTGTCGGTGGTGATGAGGCGGGCGTGCTTCGCGAGCGTGTACTTATCGATGATGCGGTACTCGAAGGCGTTGCCATTGTCCGCAAGAACAATCACGTCCCCATAGTGCGCAATGTCACCGTTCTCCAGGGGGAGCGAACCGTCGCTGCGGACCGAGGAGCCCACGTAGTCGGCGACGATCTCCTGGTGCGCACTGGTGTAGACGGCTACGGCCAGGATATTGGAGCCCATGTCGTCGCAGGGCTCGATGGAGAAGAGCGGGACGGTGACACAGCGGAACAGGTAGCCGGGGTTGCGGAGGACCTCGACACGGGTGAGGGGTCCGTCACTGAGGTAGGGCTTGATGAGCAGGCTGGCGACGTGCTCACCGTCAACGGTGAGACGTTGCTCACTCACGATGTGGAGTGTGTTCGTGTAGATGATGAGGTCGCCGATCCACAACTCGTCGGCGGTCTTGAGAACGGATTGCATACTGGTTCCTCTCGGTTGCTTGGACTGCTTCAGTATAGCCCGATCGACAGGGGCGGAGCGATAGACTGCAAGTGAGTAATACCATCTTGACTTCAGGAGTCTGCGATGCTAGGCACTGAGCCGCCCCAGGCGCCCTATGCGAGGGTCGTGGGGCAGATTCTCACGCCGGACGACATGCGCCCGGCTGGCGACGTCACGGTCGTCTTCACGTACGGGCCCTATGTCGTCTCCTACGGCACGGCCTACATCGAGCGCAGGGTCGAGGTGGGGGTGGACCCGTCCGGGGCGCTCTACGACCCGGCGACGGGCAAGAGCTACGTCGATCTGATCGCTCCAGGGGCGGGGGTGACGCCCGCGGGGCAGTGGTTGTGGCACATCGATGTCGTCGCGAGCGGGGACTACCTGCTTCAGGGCGACCTGGCTCTTCGACAGGGCACGGTGGTGGATGTCGCGAGCGTCCTGACGAACGGCGATGGCATGCTGGCCAACCCGTTCGCCCGTCAGAGGCCCGCTGTCGGGGGTGCGGGGGTCGCTGACCCGGCATTGCCCGGCCCGACACCGCCCGCGGGGGACCTTGCGGAGCTCACGGCGCGTGTCGAGAACCTCACGCAGGCGCTCAACGGGCTGAGGACCGAGATCGCAGACAACAAGAGGGCGATCGACGAGCTGAAGGCGCAGCCTCCGGGCGGCGGGGATGGCAACGAGGTCGAGATGATCGACAACGGCGACGGAACAGTGACGTACAAGGACAAGTCTGTGCCGCAGGGCACGCCGGAGGGCTGAGGAATGGCTAAGCAGTTCGTGGGGAAGGCCACAAGTTACACGGTTGATGGCGCTGAAGCGCGTTTCATCGACAACGACGAGCAGACGCAGGCGCTGAACACGCTGCGGAACGAGGTTCCAGATCTCGCCAATGCCCGCATTGAGGCCCGGATCGAGGCGTACAAGCAGGAGGTCAACGCGAAGTTCGCCCTCAAGAGCGCTCTGGACGGTCTTCTGAAGGCTGCGGACGCCGCTGCGACCTACGCCCCCAAGGAGGCGCTGGAGGGGCTCCTGAAGGCCACTGATGCTGCCGCTGCGTATGCGTCCAAGGGCGACCTGGCAGCGGCCAAAGAGGCGCTGGAGAAGGGCCTGACGGACAACACGGAGGCTGATGCTAGGCGCTGGAGCGTCATCAGTGCCAACAAGACGGACGTCGCCGATCTGAAGACCCGGGTGAAGGCTCTTGAGGACAAGCCCGCGGCCCCCGGTGGCCAGGGCGGAGGTGTGCAGGCGGGCGACACGGGCTGGGTGGACATCGCTCAGGGTCAGGTCGGTGCCGGGCAGTACCAGTACCGGGTTGTCGGGGCCACGATGTTCTTCCGGAAGAAGGGCGATGAGTGGCGGGCGCTTCCGAAGCCCGCGACGACCGTGACGCACGTCGCTACGCTGCCGCAGACCTACGGGAAGCTGGAGCGGGCGAGCACACTGGTCGTCAAGAGGGGCGATCCGAAGCAGGGCAAGGGCGATGAGTGGACCTCGGACGGCTCGATGATCGAGATCTGGCCGAACTGGACCGTGAAGTACACCTGCATGGACCTTCAGGGCACCTACGCCATGGACCTGCTCAAGACCACGGTCGAGAAGCCGCTGCTCTCCCCGGCTCAGCCCGGAGGCGGGATCACCGAGGAGAAACTCAACGAGCTCAAGACCAGTCTTGAGGCGAAGATCACTGCGGCCACATCCGAGATCGCTTCCACCAAGGCCGTGATGACCGGGGTGAGGGACAAGGTCACGATCCTTGAGTCCACGGTCGAGGAGCACACCAGCAAGATTGCTGCGTTGGAGAACAAGCCGGGTGGCGGCGGTGCGACAGGAGCAACAGTGCTGGTGCTCGGGCCGACCGAGAACCTCCCGGTGGGCACCAAGCCCGGCACGGTGATTGTTCGGAGGAGCAACTAATGGCTGCGCCCGCATGGGTCAAGCAGGTTGAGGTGACCGGCGGCACGGCGAGGCAACCCGCCCCCGTGTCGTTGCTCACCTCGGGCGAGAAGGGCGTCGTGCACGACGACTGGGTCGTCATCATCCAGGGCGGACAGTTCGGAAGCCAGGGTGCCCCCGCGTTCATCACCGCCCTGAACTCGGGCTGGCACGGCAATCAGATCACTGGGGCTGCCAGCCGGAGCCTGGGCGTGTGGGTGAAGAAGGTCGATGACGTCGAGGAGTTCTCGCGGCCCCTAGCACTCGGGGACCCCAGTGCCTCCTACACCGGCCGTCAGCTCGCCACTGTTCTGGTGCTCGACGGCAAGACGGTGAAGACCTTCAACTTCTCCGACGGCGTGACGATCAACACGCTGAACAGCAACCAGATCAAGACGGCGGTCGCCAAGCAGAACAAGCCGCACCTGGTCGTGTCGCTCCAGCACTACACGAGCGGGGATCATGCTAGGCCGTTCGAGGGCGCCATCCAGACGATCGACGACGGGCAGAAGACGGTGCAGCCCGCACCGAACTCGTCGAGCTCGATCCTGGTGGGCTGGGCCGACAAGGACTACGCCTTCACAGATGCGTCGATCCAGACCTGCGTGGCAACGTGGGCGTTCACGGCCGAGGGACTCGACCCGACACCGCCCACCGCGGAGAAGCACGAGAACTGGTACATCGTTGGAAAGGACGACACGTACAGGGACCAGTACGCGACGCTGACGGTGGTCGGGGACAACGGCCAGGAGCAGGGTACCCTGTCGATGGCCGCGATACCAAGGGGCCTGGCGACCTGGCAGGAGCTCATCGACAGGGACCGAAGTGCCCAGAACGGCGGGGAGAACACGGACGGGTTCTTCGTGGCCCACCGGGGCGGTAGCAGGTCGTGGGTGGAGCACACCGAGAACGCCTACACGCAGTCCGTGTCGTTCGGTGTGGACGCTCTGGAGTTCTCCTGCAACGAGTCGAAGGATGGCGTGTGGTTCGGCCTGCACAACCGGACCTTCGAGTCGCTGGGCGGCCCCGCCACCGACCCACACACCATGACCTGGGAGGAGATCAAGGCCGCCCTGCCGGCGAACAAGGTTCCTGCTCGGTTGGACTGGCTGCTCGACAGGTACGGGCAGACCCACTGCCTGGTCATCGACCCGAAGTACCGGGCGGGTGAGTGGAAGCGGCTCCTGAAGTACATCACCGACAGGAACGTGACACCCGCGCAGATCGTCATTAAGTATTATGGTGATTCCAACTGGCTGTTCGAGCAGGTGAAGGCCGAGGGCTGCGGAGCCTGGGGCTACGCCTACGTCACGGATACCACTGAGCCCTGGTACGAGACCTTCAAGAGTTCGACAGGGCCGTTGGACTTCCTGTCGATGCAGTGGGACGCTCCGGCGAACGTGGTGGATCCCTTACGAGCCTCGCACAAGCCCGTGGTCGCCCACGTCCTCGATGATCAGACCCAGTTCGTGCAGGCGACCCGCAAGGGGATGCACTCTGCGATCGTGGCCGGCGTCAAAGGTGTTCTTCAGCGTCAGTGCTGATCACCAAAGGCTGACGACGAGGTCGGACTTGTTGGAGTGTCCAGGCCGGGGCTGCGTGTCCCAGGTCCGGGAGCCCCAATAAGTTTCACCGCACTCGTAAAGGTCCTCAAGCATGGAGCCGCTGACATTGACGCGGCGGAAGCCGTCCTCCGGACTCACGATCGACACGGGCAGATCACCTTCATGCTGTCGGACCTCTTCGAGCTCAGCGATAACGTCGGAGCACGTCAGTACATGGTCGATGGGGTGGCACGTCAGCACGTTGTCGGAGGTGGTGGGTTCGCGATCGACGCAGTACGAGCGGTCGCAGTCCTTGTCGCTCTTGCAGGCGCAGGTCTCGTTCTTCGGAGCGACAGGGGCGGGGGAGGGAACATCCTTCGCAGTGATGACCGGGGAGGGGTTCTCAGCCTTTTTGGCGGGCTTCTGGACCTCGACACGGGCGGGGTCCAGCTGGAGCGTCATGACAGCCTTGGCGAGCTTGCCGAGGGCCTTCTCGTAGGACGACAGAGCGAACTCCGTGAACGACAGGGGCTTGGTCTTGCGGACCCTCCGGGCGCGCCTGACGACCTTGAAGGGGCTGACTCTCAGGTCCATCCTCTGGCCGCCCGCGGTCCGGATGGCGGCGGTCCGGTCGAGGTTCATGTAGAAGAATGTGTGCTTGCGCTGGCCGAAGTAGAACTTGTCGCCCCTGCGGAGCTCGCACATCATGACACGCTCGATCTCCTCGGTGAACTCCTCATCGTCGTCATCGATGAACTCGACGACGTTGAGGTACGAGTCCTCCGACATGGCGATGATGAGGGGTTTGTAGGCGGGGGTCATGATCCAGAACTGGATGATGTCGAGACTCTCGCACGAGTACCGAGGGTCCGACAGGACCCGGCAGTCGCCGAGCCCCTTGATCTCGATGTAGTCCCGCTTCACGATGCCCCAGCAGTGGACGGGGCGGACCTTGCGTGCCATTTGGTGGTTCCTCTCGGTGTCGAAGTCTGGTGTCGGTCGGGTGCTGGCGACATCCGGTTGACCGACAGGTGCAACCCTAGCACGGCTCTCCGACAAGGGCGACGTGTTGCGAGTCACGTGCGCCCCTACGCGTACGCGCGTACGCGCGCGCGCATGAACACAACTTTCGCTTTTATATACTCCGCATAGAAAAATATGAACTCCGTACAGTAATCTATACCCACAACATAGAATTTCAGGTAAAAAATTATACTAAGTTCTCTAAATATTATATACTAAATATATACTATATACATATATATATTATATACTACGAAGAGAATTTGAGAGTAATGTAGGTACGTACCTACATTTATTTCTCCAACCTCGACTTCTCCCTGTCGTCCCAATCAAAAGCCCCTGTCGGGTTCTTCCACGGCCGACCGATCGGTTGAATACAATGAGTGCTACAAAAACGGGATTTTCGGGACTTGAGTCCTAAAATTTCAGGTTTTGATCTTCGGACCTTGAAAATGAACAAAGGTAAATTTCTATATGTCAAGAAAACTTGACATTCACATCATGTATCCAACCGAGTGGTCAGTATAAGCCGTAGAGTGTGTGCAAAAGCACAGAAATCTCTCGGCCCTGTCAGCGCCTGTCGCACCGTATGTGGTACAGTTCTATCTGCGACATCCGGGCAACCGGATCAGAACCATCAACCTCGGAGAGGAACCGACATGCCATTCGTAGCTGGGAAGGATCAGCGGGCTGAGCGCGCGCGGTACAGGGAGGATGAGCTCGTTGTTGAACGGGCCAAGTACGCCGCTGAGCTCCTCAGGAAGCGCATCAGGCGTGAGGGGGTCATCCAGTCCCAGTACTGCCAGGTCTTCGGGTTTAAGGCCCAGCAGACGATCCACAACCACTTCCGTTCCGGGAAGGTCACGCTGATCGATCTCATCCGCATCGTCAGCACCCCGGGGTTCGACATCAGCATCGACGACGTGCTCCGGACGGCTATCAGCATCATCCAGAGCCCCGCGGATGTCGAGCCCGATGAAGATGGGCTCCCCAGCCCCCGGCCGAGGAAGCGCCGGAAGCCGAAGAAGGATCAGGAGGTCAAACTCACGACGGAGAAGGCTCCTGCGAGGCCCGCGCTGAGGGGTACAGAGGTCGATGAGGAGCTCTTCCTGTCGAAGGACTACAGCAGGTTCGCTAACCTCTTCAAGCAGGCCTCCGGCGAGGAGGACGACTGATGGCGCGTAACTTGGAGGACGACCTGAACGAGAAGATCGACAGGGCCATCCTGGAGGAGGCGCAGAAGCCTCGCAGGGAGCGCATGTCGAACGTTGCGCTGGGTCGGATGTTCGACGTCCACGAGACCACCATCAGGAGGCACAAGCAGGCGCTCCAGAAGGCGCTCAGGCTCCCTGTCGAGCAGGACAGGGACGAGTTCTTCGACATCCCCGTCAATGCCATCACGCAGCGCCGCAGGACCATCAGGCTTGAGGACGGCTCCTATGAGCGCGTTACCTACAACCCCGCTGTCGCTGTAGCCGAGGATGTTCGCGAGGCCTCCTACGAGGAGCTGGAGAAGGTCTTCGACCGGGCTGTGCTCTCGGTGGCGCCCAAGGTCGAGGAGGACCGGCCCAAGACCCTGGTCGTGTGCCTGTCTGACTTCCAGGCCGGCAAAACTGATGAGCGCGGTGGTACGCAGGAGACTGTGAACCGGGTCATGACGACACTCAAGCGGATGACCGAGTCGATCCAGACCGACGGCGGCTACGAGGAGATCATCGTCGCGGATGTCGGTGATGTCTGCGAGGGCTTTTGGAACGTCACCTCGCAGCAGCAGACCAACGACCTGTCGCTCACGGATCAGATTCGCGTCGCCCAGCGCCTGATGGCCGAGGCGGTTGTCATGATGGCCCCGCTGTGCACTCGTATGACGTACGTGTCGATCCCCTCGAACCACTGCGCCGTGCGGACGGGTAAGGGCAACGACAACCGAGCCAACTCACCGGACGACGACTTCGGGCTCCTGATCGCGGACACCATTCAGGCGATCATGTCGGGCCGGGAGCCGTTCAGCCATGTGAACTTCGCCAAGCCCCAGAAGTGGGAGGAGGCAGTCACGGTGGAGACCGCCGACGGGACCGCCGTGGGCTTCACTCACGGCCATCTGGCGGGCTCTCAGGCGAAGATTCCGTCCTGGTTCAGGGACCTCGCTTTCGGGCACCGCAGTGGCCTTCACGAGGCCTCGATCCTGGTCCACGGGCACTTCCACAACTTCGGCGTGTCGCTCGTGGGGGACAACAAGTTCATCATCGGCTGCCCGACCGCGGATAACGGATCCTCGTGGTTCACGAACCGCACGGGGGACGCCACTGACCCGGCGCTGTTGACTTTTGAGGTTCAGGACAAGAAGGCCAAGAGGTGGGAGCTCTGGTACGAGTGATCTTTGTTGTAGGTTTCCTCATGATAGTGGCGTTCGTCATGATCGCGGACGAGTACAGGGATGATCAGTGATGTTGTGGACTCTCTCAGTTCTCGCAGCCTGCGTCCTGTCGGGCGGACTCGGGTACTTCGTCGGGTCGGAGGTGAAGGGGTTGCACGACGAGGCCATCTTCGCGGCGTTCCTCAAAGAGGTCTCCGACGAGTCCGAGCAGATGAAACTCCTCCTGGACTTGGACGACTGATGAAGGGACGTTCGGTTCCGGCCCTCAGCGCCCTGTCGTACGCTTACGGCAGAGGGCTGGGGGCCGAGTCGGTCGAGGAACTGCTGGGCTTCTGGGCCTGTTATGTTTTCGGTTCCCAATGGCGAGTGATAGGAATTCTCAATGAAAAGAACCACAGAAGAGCAGAAAGCCATTGATCTCCAGAGGAAGAGCCTGGTCATCCGGGCTCTACTGAGGGGCAAGCCACGCAGCGAGGTGGCGGAGAGGTTCCAGCTTTCCGAGGCCGAGGTCTTCCGCATCGAGGAGGACTACTACTCCAGTCAGGAGTCTCTCTCCGAGCACGCCCAGCTCATGAAGCAGCTCACCCGTCTTGAGAAGCTCCTGGATGCGCTCTGGGATTCTGTTGTCGAGAACCCCTTGGCGACCAACCCGGACAACGTCAAGACTGCTCTGGCGACCATCGAGGCGGTTAGCGATCTTGCTGGGTTGAAGAAGACGAAGGTCGAGGCGGAGATCAAGCTGATTCAGCAGCAGCAGATTCCGATCATCGTCGCCTTTGTCGAGTCCGTCCAGAACAATATGGAGCAGCGTTTGTTCCCCCTTCTTACAAAACGGGGGCAGAAGCAGCTCGAAGCGCACCGGGAGGAGTGGCTCGCTGACGCCACATCCAGCTCGGCCAGCATCCTGGAGGAACCCAAGGCTGATATGACCATCTGAGTGTGAGCAACAACATACTCTGAAAGGTCAACAGGCTTCTGGGGTGTGCTACTATTATCCATGCAGGCAGGGGGTTGCGACCCGCTTCGGCGGCCCCTGGAGCGTTTAGCCTTTCGGCTCTCGCCCATCTGGTGTTTTCGGTTCCGCCAGATGGGCGATCCTGTTTTTATAGACTTGTCTCGAAGGAGGACCGATGGCGGAGAAGATAGACTTCCGGGCTGTCGCAGATCAGTTCGGCACGCGCTCGCACGAGCGGGCAATGCGAGAGGACCCCGTTCTCTGGGCTCAGGATCGGCTCGGGGACCACTTGTGGTCCAAGCAGCGTGAGGTGATGTACTCGCTAAGAGATAACAAGCGCACCCTTGTCGCTTCATGTCACGCAAGCGGGAAAGGGGCACCTCCCGAGGCGGAGATTCTCACGAGCCGCGGGTGGATCACCTATGGGGAGCTCGAGCGCGGAGATCAGGTCTACACCCCCGGGGGAAAGCTCACACAGGTAGTCGCGGTCATGAGGTGGCACGATCGCCCGCACTACAAGGTGGAGTTCGGCGACGGCGTCATCGAGCAGTTCGATGCAGCCCACGAGTGGAACACCATACACCTGTCGCACCGACCTCGGAAGGTCTCCGACTGGCGGGAGCACTGGGGAGCGACACGCCGGTTCGAGACTCGGGAGATCGCGGCCACTCTCCGATCGGAGACCGGGCAGTTGAATTATCGAGTGCCCACTTGCCGCCCCCTGTCGGGCTCAGGGGAGGCTCCGGACGTTGACGGATATCTTCTTGGCTACTGGCTGGGGAACGGGACTCGTGGCGCCGGTGCGATCACGTCCCATGTGAATGACAGCGAACACCTCTCTCGCGAGGCTCAGCGGGCAGAGCACGGACTTCTCCAGATTCGTGAGACCTCTGAGAACGGGCGAATGTCAACACCCGCAGGTCTTCAGGGGATGCTTCGTCAGGTCGGTGTGCTGGACGAGAAGTACATCCCCGAGGTGGTCCTCCGGGCCCCTGTCGAATACCGATTGGCTGTAGTTCAGGGATTGCTTGACGCAGATGGACATGCGACGAAGAACGGCTCGGTGTCCCTGGACCTCTGTGATGAGAATCTCGCCCTCGGAGCACAGGAACTCATCCGTGGTCTGGGCACAATCGTTAACATTCATCCGCATGATGCGAAGTTATACGGGCAGGTGACGAGCACGCGTTACCGGATGAACTTTACGCCGATCGGGTGGGAGCCGTTCCGGTTGCAGCGGAAGCAAGAGGCGTTTCACAACAATCGAGGGGCCAGTCAGGTGTCTCGAAACACGGTGCGCACTATCAAGAGTGTTGAGCCCGCGGGTACCTCGACAACAATCTGCATCGAGGTCGCCGATTCGAGTCACATGTACTTAACCGGGCGAGCCTTGATCCCCACGCACAATTCCCACACTGCGTCTCGGGCTATTGGTTGGTGGCTCGATGTTCACCCGCACGATCCCACGGAGACCCGCGTGATCACCACGGCACCCTCATGGAATCAGGTGAAGAACGTCATGTGGGCCTACGTCGAGGACCTCCAGTCCAAGGCCAACATGCCCGGGCGCATCACAGGTAAGGCGGAGTGGACCTTCCCTGGATTCAAGACGGCGACCGCGTTCGGACGCAAGCCCGCGGACTACGATGAGTCCACATTCCAGGGCTTCCACTCCACCTACGTCCTCGCCGTTGTCGATGAGGCCGGTGGGGTGGCGGAGAACATCTTCACCTCTGTCGAGACCATCACCACGAACAAGCACGCCCGCATCCTCGCCATCGCGAACCCGGACGACCCGAACTCGTACATGGCGAAGATCTGGCGAGACGAGTCGAAGCTTCCGCCGTCGGAGCGGAAGTGGAACCTCATCACCATCTCGGCCTTCGATACGCCCAACTTCACCGGGGAGGAGGTGCCCGAGAAGGCTCAGGACAACCTGCTCCAGAAGGAGTGGGTCGATGATGCCGAACGCCGCTGGGGCAAGGACGATCCACGGTACGTGTCGAAGGTCCTCGCTCGGTTCCCCGACATCGGTGACGACGGGCTGTTCAATCTTGGTCGTGTGCTTCAATCCATGAACGAGTGGAATGACTACGAGTGGAACAAGACCGCACCGATCCACATCGGTGTTGACGTCGGTCTGTCCACCACTGGTGACTTCAGCGTGATCTCCACTTGTCAGGATGGTCATGTTGAGGTCGTCGAGCGAGTGAAGGGTTACGACGGGAACAGGCTCTCCAGGCTCATCGGGCAGCACGCCAAACGCCTGCGAGTCGAGGGGCTCGATGTCGATATCCGAATCGACGCTGTGGGTGTCGGACGAGGTGTCCAGGCTGTCATTGACAACCACGTGCCTGAGGAGATTCCGGTCTACTGGATCGTCGGAAACGCTGCGTCTCCGGACAACTTGAAGTGGTACAACTTCCGCGCCGCGATGTACGACTCGGTCGCACAGGCAATCAACCTTGGCGCCCTGTCGGTTCCACCTGATGAAGCCGCTGGCGAGAAGACCGAGGGGCTCTTCGATGAGTTCCGATCGATCCTCTACGAGTACCGGGGGACCAAGCTCCTCATTCGCGGAAAGGACGAGCTCAAGCGGAAGGGCGAGCCTTCCCCCGACGTCCTGGACTCTATCTGTTATGCAGCGATGCCAAGCGAGTTGTTGAACGACGGTACGGACTCTCTCATCGAGGCTGATACCCTAATGGAGAGTACGGATTCCGAGTACTCACCTATAGACGAGTGGGGTAACGAGGAGTGGACCTTCGCCCCAGCCTGAGGAGTTGAACTGTGAAATTTGGCACATTTCAAATTGGCGGGTCCACCCGGCGCGTCCAGGCCCGGCTGACCGAGGCATCCAAGGCGTACGCCGCGGTCACCCGCGGGGCTGTTGCATCTCTCAACCGGGAGGACATCGGCTGGTCCCGCTGGGGCGATGAGGACGCCACCTCCGATGTGGTATCCCTCACGGTCATCAAAGAGCACTCGTTGCGGGCTCGCAGGCTCGCGGCTTACAACCCGCTGGTGAAGCGCGGTATCGGTATCCGCAACGCCTACATGTGGAGTGAGATTCCTCGCATTTCCGGGATCAAGACACCCGAGACCGCGGCGCTCTACGACACTGTCCTCTCCCGCACGGCTCGTGCACGGGACGAGGCGGCCTTCTGCACCGACGGCATCGTGCTCTATACCGTTCGCCGGACCGACAAACGAGTGGCTCCCGTGCCCCTGTCGCGCATTCGAGGCATCGCCCGGGCCCTGGACGCCACCGACGAGGCTGACATTTTCGCCTTCCTGATCGATCCCGTACCCGTGTCGGACACCCTCTCCACGGAGGAGCAAGAGCGGCGCAAGCCAGAGTGGCACGTCGTCAATGGCAAGGACTGGGCGCCCGTCAAGGACGAGAAGGGCTATAGGACCGTCCACGACGACCGGGTCGTCTACGAGATGGTCAATAGGCAGATCGGTGAGCAGTGGGGAAAGCCCGAGCTCATGGGCGCCGTGTACTGGGCGCAGGCCTACAAGGAGTTCCTTGAGGCCAGCCATGTCATGACCAAAGCCCTCGCCAGAATTGCGTTTAAAGTCACATCTGCCACCGCCAAGCAGCAGCAGGCCGTCATACAGCAGATGTCGAACGCCCAGGGCATCGGCGGCCTTGCCTCGCTCGGGGCGGGCCAGGAGTTCACTGCCGTCTCCAAGGCTGGGGCGGGCATCGACTTCGGGGCCGGTACGCCGCTCGCCTCCATGGTCGCCAGCGCGCTTGACGTACCCCTGTCGGTTCTCCTCACGGATGGCTCGGCCGGTGGACGACAGGGGGCTGAAACGGCCCTGGAGGATCCCACCTTCAAGGCCTTCGAGTTCCGCAGGCAGATCCACAAGAGCCTCATCCAGAAGATATTCCTGGCTCTCGGCCGGAAGGTCGAGGTCGAGCTCGCACCCCTGTCGAACGAACTTATTCAGCGCTGGGGTCAGGTCGTCACCCTTGGTCTTCAGAATGGAATCCTCCACAAGACTGAGGCGCGCAGCCTCTTCCTCGACAGGCTCCAGCCGATCAACGCTCGGCCGATCAATGACCTGCCTGTGTCGGAGGAGATTCTCGCTGCGAAGAGTCTGGCCGACCCCAACGCCGTGCAGGACAGCGTCGCCAAGAAGAGTGCATCTCGGACCGGAGTGGGGGCTATGTCGGATGGCACGAACGCCAATCGTGACGAGGCCGGTGGCGAGACTCTCGCCTGAATGAAAAGGAGTTCCTGAAATGCGCACGGAGTACAGGTCCGCTTTCCACGGAGGGGTGACCGCTCTGCTGGAGGCGGCCACTCCGGACGTGCTGTCCGGGGAAAAGCCGGGGCGGTACCGCATTCGAATCATCTGCCCTGGGCAGGGTTCCAGCGGCACCTATTCGGAGGCCAACCTCGCCGCCTCTGTCGGGCACTTCCCCGCCGGGACGCAGATGTTCATGGATCACCCGTCGAAGGATGAGGACGTGAACCGCCCCGAGCGATCCGTGAAGGACCTCGCGGGGCGGTTGGTGACCGACGCCGTTGTCGGTCTCGATGGAGCACTATACGCGGAGTGCGAGGTGTATCCGTCCTTCAATGACATCATCCGCGAGAAGTGGCAGGACATCGGTGTGTCGATCAATGCCTGGTCGGAGAACGGTCTGGACGCCGACGGCATTGTACCGGTATTCGATGGAGTCACTTCTGTAGACTTCGTAACGAAGGCGGGCGCAGGTGGCGCTTTGCTGGAGGTGCTGGAATCCCAGCGCGTCAGTTCCGATGAGGAGAACCATATGAACGAGGAGACGATCCGTCAGGCCATCGCCACTGCGGTGACCGAGGCTCTCGCCCCGCTTCTTGAGCTTCTCGCCAAGGACAATCTTCCGGGAGAGCAGCCGGTCGCCCCTGAGGCTCCCGCCGGCGAGGCCCCGGGCGAGGACCCTGAGCGGAAGCCCGAGGAGCCCGCGGACAAGCCTGAGGCCCCTGAGCCGACCCCCGAGCGCAAGCCCGAGGTGCCCGGCGAGAAGACCGATGACAAGCCGCCCGCCGCTTCGAGCGAGAAGAAGCCCGAGGACGACGAGGACGAGAAGAAGCGCAAGGCCCGCAAGGAGTCCGCTGCTGAGGCCTTCGTCATCGCCACCCGCCTGCTCGACTCCGGTCTGCCCTCCGTTGCTCAGAAGCGGGTCATCGACGCCGTCGAGTCCGGTACTGAGCTGAAGGAGGCCATCTCGGCCGAGCAGCACTACCTGACTTCGGTCAAGGCATCCACGGCTGGGGAGATTCGCGAGGCGAGCTCCGGGCCTTACAAGATCAAGAACTTCAAGTGAGGTAAGGAGATCACAATGGTACAGATCAACTCCTTCGGCGCCAAGAAGATTTCTGACGTCCAGGTTTTCGAGTACTCCGACACCCTGTCCCTCCCTGTGGACCTGTCGAAGTACGACAAGAGCCACATTGGCGATGTCGTCAAGGTCGGTGACTTGCTCGGCGTCCTCGTGACCGAGATCGCCCCGTCCGCTCAGGATCAGGCCAAGCTCGGTCAGGACCCGATGTGGAACCCGCTGACCAAGCCGACCTGGGGCAACAACGGCCCGGGTTACGCCTCGGTCCGCATCTCCGGCGGCGTCTTCAAGCTTCAGGTGACCCTGACTGTGCCCAGTGTCGAGCCGGGCGCCCCGATCTACGCGAAGCCCGCTGCCAACGGCAGGATGGAGCTCACCAACGACAAGGCCACCGGTACCGCTGGGCTTGTCGGTTACACCTACTCCAAGATCACTGGTACGGGTGCCCGGACGGTTCCCGTCATCCTCGCTCGCTGAAAGGAATGATGGGGCAAAATGTTCACGTCTTACACTGAGTTCGCTAAGACTCTTGAGTCCGCTATCGGTGGTGACCGGGCGGCCCAGGGCCAGCTGAAGAACGCGATCCTGGAGGCCGACTCCTCGCGCGATCGCGGCACCTTCCGTGAAGCCGTCACCTCGGACATGCTCGCTCCCTGGTTCACCCAGGCCGTGCAGCCTGCCTTCGAGGACGCCTACAAGGACCAGGAGGAGACCTGGAAGGAGTTCGCCAGCGAGGAGCTGCTGAACGACTTCCGCCCGGTTCAGCTCCTGTCGCTCGACCACGACATCGATGCCACCCTCCTTCGGGACAACGGTGGCTTCGTGGCTCCTGCCGGCACCTTGCCGAAGATTCCGGAGCTCACCCCGTACCCGACCTTCGGCTACAAGGCCTCGGGTCGCTGGATCGACACAGCCAAGCACGGTGCTCGCCTCCAGTTCTCGTGGGAGGCCTTCATCAACGACGACTACGGCCTTATCGAGCGGTTCCCCTCGGACGCCGCCAAGCTGGCCGCCCGCACCGTTGACGCCGCCTGCTACGGCGCGCTGTTCTCCCTCGACCCGAGCACTCCGGGCTTCAACTCCGGTGTGATCTCCGACTCGCTCGGCACGGTCCTGAAGGCCCGCAACGCGGACGGCGTTCTGATCAACAACAATGTTCAGAGGAACGCCCCCCTGTCGTACGACGCCATCAAGGCCGCCATGCAGCAGGTCGCGGAGACCAAAGTCGATGGTCGGTACGTCACCGTTCCGTCCTACGTCCTCCTGGTTCCCCCGGCTCTGGAGAACCTGGCGAACATGGTTGTCAACACCCGCACTGTCGAGCGCGTTGTCGCTGGGCAGAAGGCGGGCGACCAGATGAAGTTCATCGAGGAGAACGGCCTGACCGCCAAGGTCAAGGTTGTCGTCTCTGACCTGGTCGCCATCCTGGGTGGCGCTTCGCAGGGCGGCACCAACTGGGTCCTGGCCCCTGCTGGTGGTCGTACTTCGGCCAAGCGCACCATCGTCCGCACCGCGCTCCGCGGCTACGACAAGCCCGAGCTGCGTGTGAAGAACGCTGGTGGCCTGTACTTGGGCGGCGGCGAGGTTCCCTACACCGCTGGTTCGTTCGACAACGACGACGCTCAGGCTCGTGTCCGCCTCACCACCGGTGCCGGGGTCCTCAACGTTGAGGGGATTGTGGCCAGCACCGGTAAGGGCGCCTGATCCACGCGACATCCCTATCGCGGTCCCTCGGAACCCCGCTCCTGTCGAAGGGGCGGGGTTCCGCTGTAAACTACTGTAAAAGCGTTGACAGAAGGAGACACCATGGCGTCCCTGGACTACAGCCAGCCGGTCAATCAGGTGCGCCTGCTGATCCCTGACATTGTCAAGTTGGAGGACCCTAAGGACCTGCGGAAGCCGCCGTCCTACATCTTCAGCGACATGGAGCTCTTCGGCTTCCTCGCCATTGAGGGCGGCAACGTCAAGAAGGCCGCCTCGCGCGCTCTTATGGCGATTGCCACTTCCGAGACGCTGATCCTCAAGGTCATCTCCACGGACAACAAGTCCACCAACGGTGCGACGCTGGGCGCTGAGCTCCGGGCGCAGGCCAAGAGACTGTGGGACGAGGCCAAGGAGGCCGAGCTCAATGATGTGGGCTTCGACTTCCTGCCCGGTGTCGTTCCTCCTGGGGAGGACTGGGCATGGCACTGAGCGTTCTGCACAACAAGGACCCCCGCTTCGACTCAGGGGCGTACTGGCCGTTGGGGCTGTTCTGCAACTGTCTTGTGGTCGTCACAGAGCCTCCAGGCACGAAGAGCCATGAGTGGACAGAGGATGGCCCTGTCGATATCCCTCCGAAGGAGCTATGGAAGGGCTACGCAGCGGTCAACCCGAACATCGCCTGGCGAGCTCGCGACCGCAGGTCGGCTTACGACGACACCGCGGTTCATGCCTACTACGTGCACCTGAATCACATTGATAAGAATCTGCTCGTGCCCAAGGAGAAGTGGGGCGACAGGTCACTGCGGTTCGTGCCCGGCTACGGACAGATCGTCAGGGTGCTGGAGAATAACTCTGATCCGCGGAACGTGGGCCTGCGCCTTGTCGTGCGCAACGCCCCATCGGACTCCGACTACTGGCAGCCCACCCTGCTGTGCGACATCGACGTGGACGACTCCAAGGGCGGGACGCACTGATGGATCTCGTTCGGGCCTCCTTGAGACGAAAGTCACAGGACTTCAATCAGGTGACGAGCGGGCTCAGTCGGTTCCAGGAGAAGGTCATCACCGACGCGTTCCGTGCCACCGAGGCTGCCGCGAAGGCCGGAGGCGAAGTCGTCATCAGGACGGTGGACACCTCGGGTGCAGGGATGCCCTACAAGCACGACCCTTCCACGGACGCCCGTGTGTGGACCGGACACATGCGTTCGACCGCCGGGGACGGCACCGGATACCACGTGAATGTGAGGAATATCTCGGGCGGGAAGTTCTCCGCCTCTGTCGGGTTCACTGACGCCGACGAGAAGTACATTGGCTACCAGGAGGAGGGCACTTCGAAGCTCCGGGGGATGCTCGCTCTCCAGTCCGCACGCACAGCCACCGACCAGGCGATGAAGGAGGCCGGATTCTGATGCTCGAACCCTTCGAGGGCGCCACTGTCGAGAAGTTCGACGAGGCTGCCATGAAGGAGCTGGAGACTCTCAAGGGCGTGCGGGTCTTTGACTCGCTACGCCCCGATGGCGACAATGACGGCAAGGACTACGTTGTCTACATGCCCGGGGACGTGACACCCGGAGCCATGAGGAAGTACGGCTCGATCGTCGGTGTGACGCAGGCCGCTGTGATCCACCAGTTCGGTGTGCTCATCTCCTCCGTGTCGCCCAAGGCTCGGAACCATCTGCTCGCTGCTGTTCGCAGGCGGCTGTTGGGCTTCCAGATCCCTGGCACGAGTGAGGCCTTCGAGACCGGGGCGCTCAACTCGTACGGGAACACGGATAGTACCGTAAGGCCGGTTCGATACACTTCTTACGTCACCTTCCAGGTGACGGTGGACAGGAGTGTGTGATGCCAAAGTACGCGACCGTTGAAGGTGTGGTCTTCGAGTACACCGAGGACTACGCTAATGCGATTAACACCGATGGCCGCTTGACTCGTGTCCCCGACGACACCCCTGTGTCGCCCCGGGAATGCTGCGGGGGCACTGGTTGGATCGTCAACGGCGAGGTTGTTCATCTCGGCGATGGCGCCCCGCACAGCAATTATGTTCCTCGTCATAGGAAGGACGACTGATCATGGCACAGGCTGCCGTTAAGAAGATGATGCCTCCGGGGACCACGATCTGGTGGGTTCCGATCGCGGACGCCCCGACGGTCAAGGATGTCGTCAAAGCCACGCTCTACAACTCCACCCCGGCCGGTGGTGGTACTCCGACCTCGGCGAAGGCCAAGGACATCTCCTGCGCTGTCGTCTCGGGCTTCACCCTGAACCCGACCGACTCGGAGACGGACGACACCACGACCATCTGCGACTCCGCCGCGTCCAACACCCCGACTCGTGACGCCTACGAGGCGTCTCTCACCTTCCTGCGTGAGGCCCTCGATGAGGTTTCCGGCAAGGGCAACTCGGACTCCCCGGCCTCTGTCGCGTTCGAGCTGTTCAAGAAGGGCGGTGTCTCCGCCAACGTCACCGGCTGGCTGGTGAAGCGCATCGGCTACAAGAACACCACGCCCGCCAAGGCGGGCCAGCTCGTTTCCGCGTTCCTCGTCATGCCCGACAACCCGCGTGACGAGGTCGGTGAGGGCAAGCAGCCCATCCAGATGACCGTTCCCTTCCTTCCCCAGGGCACCATGGTCATCAACGAACCTCTCGTCTGATCGTCGGGTTCTAGCTCAAAAGCCCCGCTCTCACAAGGAGCGGGGCTTTTGGTATACTCGTCTGGACCGATTGACGAATCGAAAGATTGGATGATTGATGTCTGACGACAAACTGACTTCTGCTGAGACCGAGGACGAACTTCTCGACCTCGATGGGCTTCTCGACAACGTGAAGCAGACCCAGCGGGAGGTCACCGTCTACCCGGACGCCACTCTCGCCCAGCGGGCTATGGAGCTCCAGGAGCAGATTCTTGAGGAGCGTCAGTCCACCGAGAAGCCGGTGCGTGCGCTCAACGAGAAGACCCCGGAGACCGAGCTCGCTGAGATTCTGGAGAAGATGGAGAAGACCGCAATTGTCTTCACTCTCCGCGCCCTGGCTTCTGCTGAGATCTCCGCCATCCGCAACCACATCGTGGCAACTGTTCCGATCAAGAAGAACGCCACCGCCGACGAGACCAACGAGCTCCGTGAGACCCGGCAGCAGATCGCCTACGAGCACTACCTGTCGCACTCCGTGATCGGTATCAAGTCCGGAGGCAAGTCCAAGAAGGGTCTGACTTCCCGTGAGGCCGCCAAGATGCGTCAGCGCCTCCCCGAGGCCGAGTGGGTCAAGCTCATCGAAGGCTTCGACAAGACGCAGGTCGCCACTGCGGCTCTGGAGCAGGTGATGGCCGACCCTACGTTTCGTTGGGCCATCACTGACGAGAAAGAGTAACCAGAAGTTCGTCATCGCTCTGAAGACCGCCTGGCACTCGCACCTTCCGCCGACGCTCTACCTCCCCTCTGTCGGCAGGTACAGCAGGTCCGTTCCGGTTTGGGACGAGATCGACAACGATTGGAGACGAGAGCCCCTGCCTCAGGACTTCAGGAACGAGCTCGACGTTCGCCTGGAGATGGCCTGGCAGTACTACACCGACTCCTGCTGCCCCAAGTGCGGGACTCCGGTTTGGTACGGACGGACTACGGACAACCGAGTCCAGTTCGACATCCAGGACACCATCTGCTACGGCTGTGAGACTCTGGAGAAGGATGAGGCCGATAGGGAGCGCCGTAAGGAGCGGAAACAGCCCGGTGTGACCAAGATCGCTGTTCCTGTCGGAGTCTCCTACGATGAGACCGGCGAGTTCGAGCCATTGCCCACTCCGTGGGAGGCGATGTCCTCCGTCCCGACCTGAGTCGGGGCTATGAAGCCCGGATTGATATTCTTAGCAGTATCAATCCGGGTTTTCTATTAAGGGGACGACAGTGGCCGACCAGTCGAAGCTCTCGTACGAGGTTGAACTCGACGCCTCCGGTTTCATCCAAGGCTCCTCTAAAATCCAGTCCTCCGCCGCACAAGCCGTCAATGCGGTCGGTGCGATGGGCGCCGCCATGAAGTCGCTCACACAGGCGAGCCGTGGCGGCTCCTGGATGGACAAGAACATCATGTCTTCGTCCGACGCGAAGGCAATGTCCACCAACATTCAGGTCTACCAGCAGGCCGCCAAGCTCACCAAGGACCTGACCGCCGCCTCGCAGGCCCTCGGACGGACCGACGTCTCCTCGACCATCAAGGCCACCACGAGCGCCATCGAGGGCATGTCGCAGGCCCTCAACAACGCCACCATTGCCGACAGTAAGCAGGTCTCCGCGCTCAAGGAGCAGGTGGCCCTCTACGAGCGCATGGCCCGTGTCGCCAAGCAGCTCGGTACCGACATGAGCGGCATGTCGAGGAACTCTGGCATCGACAGCAACCTGGGTGGGCGCTCCAAGACTGAGATCGAGGCCCAGCGTCAGCTCAACGAGGTTCGCAAGCAGGCTCGTGAGGCCGCTCTGGAGCAGGCCGTTACCGAGCAGAAGGCCACCGCTGCTACGACCGCCGGGGCCTCCGAGCGTGTCGCTGCTCTCCAGCGGGTCATCGACGCGGAGCAGAAGCTCGCGGACGTCACCGACAAGGCCTACGCCGCGCAGTACCGCAAGGCCGCGAACCAGTCCGCGATCCAGACCAACCAGGCCGCTGTGGACACTGGTCGGGCCGCCGCGAAGCTGGAGGCCGCTGCCGAGCAGGACCGGGCCGCAGCCCTTCGAGCCTCTGTCGCTGCTGCTCATGAGGCCGTGCAGGCGAACACCGCTCATATCCACTCCCTGGAGAACATGCGGTTCGCCTCGCAGGAGGTCCGTAACAACCTGACGGTGCTGGCCGCTGGTGTGACGGCGCTCGCTACATCTGTCGTCAAGGCCGCAGCTGACCAGGACCGCGCCTTCGCGGACATCGCCCGCACGACCCAGCTGGACCAGACCAGCGGGGCGCTCCAGGCCCTCCGCGACCAGTACCGACAGATGTCCACCGACATCAGCAAGTCGTTCTCTGAGCTTTCGCAGATCGGTACGCTCGGTGCGCAGATGAACATCCCCGCGGAGAAGCTCGGGGACTTCACCCGCGCTGTCGCAGAGTTCTCCATGGTGACCGGCACCACGACTGAGAAGGCTTCAGAGGACTTCGGACGTCTGATCAACACCTTCAGCCAGGCGGGTATGGCGCTGAACGGTGGCGATAAGGCCTACGAGCAGATGGCCTCCCAGGTCGCCGAGCTCGGTGCGAAGGCAGTCGCCACTGAGGACGAGATCCTCACAATGGCGAACAGCATCTCGACCACCACCGTGTCGGCAGGCATCGGGCAGAACGCCACCCTCGCCTACGCCACGGCGCTGACCTCCGTTGGTGTGAAGGCTGAGTGGGCCCGCGGTTCGCTCCAGCGCATCTTCGGGAACTTCAACAAGGCCGCCGCTCAGGGCGCTGAAGGTATGGCCGACTTCGCCCAGCAGATGCACATCTCCAACGAGGAGGCTCTGGAGCTCTGGAAGAACGACCCCTCGAAGTTCTTCAACCAGCTCATCGAGTCCATCTCCAAGGCCGGGAACGGCGTGGAGATGACTCAGATGCTCTCCGACATCGGCCTGAAGTCCACCCGTGACATCGAGCTCGTGAAGCGCCTCGCGGTGAACTTCGACCTGCTCAAGGAGACCATGGACAACTCCGCGGAGGCCGGATCGAACACCGGCTTCCTGGAGCAGTCCATGGAAAAGCTCAACGCCACCATGACCGAGACCATCGCGCAGACCAAGAACGCGCTGGAGAACATGATGGCCTCCTTCGGTGAGCCCTTCCTGGCTCCGCTGAAGCTGATCCTAGATGGTGTCCAGGCGCTCGCCAACGCCCTGTCGAGCCTGGGCGAGACTCCGGTCGGTCGAGTCATCGCGGCCTTCGCCGGTGGTGTGACGATCTTCATCGCCCTCCAGACCGGAGCCAAGCTCCTTCAAGCCGGGGTCCTGTCGGTCGCCTCCTCGATGATGCAGGTCCGTAAGAACATGGTCGAGGCGGGCCTCTCCGGGCAGTTGTCCTGGAGCAACATCGCCAAGGCCATCCAGCAGGCCAACGCGGCCCTGGCCGAGCAGCCTGCTCTGTACGCCCGAGTGAAGGCCGCTCAGGCCGAGGTCGCCCAGCAGCGCCTCACCGGGAGCACTGCGGGCACATCGGCCATGTCGTCCGGGGCGACCGCCTCTGAGGCCGCCGCTCACAACGCCGCTACGACAGCCATCAAGGCCGAGACCGCTGCTCAGGAGAACCTAGGTGCAGCGCGCAGTGTAGCCACGTCTGCGGCCTCGGCATCTACCGCCGCTACTCGGGTCATGGGGACCGGTATTTCGGCCGTCTCCGGGGCTATGGCAGCCGCTGGGACCGCCGTGAAGGGCTTCTTCGCCTCGCTCGGTCCGGCCGGTTGGGCATCCCTCGCCCTGTCGGCCCTGCCCGCCATCGCAGAGGGCTACAACCAGATCGCCAACGCTGAGGAGATCGCCGCAGAGAAGGCCCAGAAGGCCGGTGCGGAGATGTTGTCGGCCATGGGAGGTGCCGCAGAGGTCCAGAAGGCGGTCCTCGCCGACACGCAGGACATCGCCAATGGCTCGCAGCGCAGCCTCGGTGACCTGATGATCTCCGCCGATGGTGCTGGTGATGCCTATAAGACGGCTTCAGAGAAGTCTTACTACTTCGTGAACGCTCAGGGCGAGATCGTCCGGGCCACGCGCGAGGTCGCCCAGCAGATGGGCTACACCACACTCCAGATCGGTAAGAACACCGCTGAGCTCATCCGCAACGCGATCGCCGGGTCCGAGGGCTTCAAGAAGCTCACTGGTGACCAGCTCAACGGCCTGCAAGAGCTCGGCTTCGACTGGGGCGAGTACGCGAGGAAGGCAGCGACAGAAGGTCAGGGCGCGGCCTCTGCGTACGTGCAGGGCTTCATCGACCAGCTGAACCAGAAGAAGGCTGACCTTGATGCCGCTCAGACTCAGACCTTCAAGGACCCGAACGCGGTCACGAGCACCAAGGCGCATACTCAGGCGACCGACGATCAGACGAACGCGATCAACAACCAGATCAATGCTCTGAAGGGTCTTCAGGACGCCAACGATGGTGTCGGTGCTGCTGTCTCGCAGGCCATGGGCTCTCAGGACGCCCAGAAGCAGATCCTCCAAGGTCTCGGCCTGTCGGCAGATGAGGCCAATGGCGCTCTTCAGGGGATGGGCGATGCGGCGGACGGTAATGCCAGTGCTGCCGACAAGGCTGCGGAGGCTTGGGACAAGTGGAAGTCCGCTGTGGACTCGGCAATCGACAGGGCCTTCGGCTTCGAGAACGCCGAAGCCGCCATGTTCGACGCTCTGGACAAGTTCAACCAGGGCCTCCAGGACAACGGCAATGTGATCAACACCACGACTGAGGGTGGTAGGCAAAACCTCCAGAACCTTCAGACCTACCTGAAGGCCGTGGCGGAGAACGCCATGCAGGTCGCTCAGAATCTCGGACTGACCGGTGCCGAGGCCCAGAAGTACGTTCAGGATTACGTGCAGGCCGCCATCGACCAGATCGGCCAGCAGGGCATCGACACCTCACAGGTCCAGCAGGCCATGAACAACGTCGGGGCCATGCTCGGTCAGACGATGCCTGGGCCGCAAGTGGACACCACACCGACGCAGCAAGGCGTTGACCAGGCCCAGCAGGTTGCGCAGCAGGGGGTTGACGGGGTCGCTGCAACCACCGATCAGACGGTGCCCGGTATCTCGATTGACCCCTCCGCCACCCTGTCGAGTGTTCAGGAGCAGCTCGGCATCAGCGAGCAGGGGATGTCGGATATCTACAACGTCTTCAACCAGACGATTCCCGGTGCGAACATCGATGGCTCGACGACGTTCTCCGACCTTCAGAAGATGTTGAGCGCCTCCGACCAGGACATGGGTATTCTCTGGCAGATCATCTCCAAGAACATCAACGGTCCTGGGATCAATTACAACGGACTCAAGGTCGATCTGAAGAACATGAAGGTCGAGACCGACTCCGTTGTCGGGCAGATCATTCAGCGCTTGTCGCTCGCCAAGGCGATGCTCGCTGGTGCCAAGACCGGTGCGGCTGCGGGCAAGATCGGTGGTCAGCTCACCAAGAAGGGCAAGGGCGCAGGCAATGCGAAGGCTGCGTTCCAGTCCGCCATGGGCCGCTACCAACCGACGCCTCGCAAGTCCCACGGAGGCGGTGGTGGTGGAGGCGGCGGTGGCGGTGGTCACACGCCCCGCTCGCACACGCCGCGTAGATCCTCTACGCCGCGCAGGTCCTCCACGCCCAGGTCTCACACTCCTCGGTCCTCCTCGCCCTCTGGTGGCTCCTCCAAGTCGAAGCAGAAGGAGAAGTCGCCTGCCGAGCTCTTCAAAGACTTCCTGTCGCGCCTATCCACCGCGATGAAGGAGAGCATGGAGAAGTGGTGGAAGTCTCGCTCTGCTAAGGACAACTACCACTCGCAGCTCAACACGATGAGGAAGAAGATCGAGGACGCTCGCAAGACAATTGCGGATGCCAAGAAGTCGATCGAGGACCTCAACACCACCCTGTCGGAGCAGCAGCAAGAACTCCGCGACGCCAAGTACTTCAACGAGATCGCGAAGAAGTATGGCGACAAGGAGCGCATTCAGTCCACTCAGACTGATATCGATAAGGCGAACAAGAACATCAACGACACTCGCTCCCAGATCGCCGACAAGGAGAAAGAGATCGCTGAGGCCCAGAAGGGCATGTTCGCTCTCAAGGGCTACACACAGGCCGCCATCGAGAACAGGGCTGCACTGAAGCAGTTGCAATCCACCATGATGGAGATGATCGAGGCCTACGCCGCCACGGGCGCCTCGAACGAGCAGGTCGCGGCCTACGCGCGCCAGCTCAAGGAGGAGTTCATCAACCAGGCGGTTCAGATGGGCTTCAACCGCGGCGAGGTCACCGAGCTGGCCGGCGGATTCGACAGCCTGGCATCCACGATCCAGAACGTCCCCCGCTCCGTAGAGGAAAGTGTCACCGACAACGGCACAGCCGCGGCGACTCAGCAGGCCATCGAGGATGTCGCCAATGGTGACTACGGCCCAGCGGAAATTCCGACTGAGCTTGATGAGCCTTCCGCTGCGGAGACCGGCGGCGCCCTCGATGACATGGCCGAGCCTCGTGAGGCCGAGTACAAGCCCGATGTCGTCAGGGATGCCAAGAGCTTCGTGCTCGAGGAGCTCGATGCGTTGGCCAATGGCGACAAGGCGAATGCCGAGGGGCGCCCGGTCCAGTACATCCCGGAGATGGATGAGACCGGTAAGGCCCGCTTCAATGCGGAGGCGAAGGAGATCGCCTTCGACATGTACAAGCGGTACATTCCGACCGCTGCGAATGAGGAGTTCGACGAGACCAAGAACTACCTCGAAGAACTCGCCAAGCCGGAGAACAAGCAGTACCTCCCTGAAATCAACTCGGAGATGTTCGGTCTCACCCAGGAGGACCTCGACGCCCTGTCTCAGGAGCGTACGGCGAACTACAACTCCGATGTCGATGACGAGACGTACAACGCCGCACTGGAGCAGTTGAACGCCGCTGGTGCGGACCAGGACGTCGAGTACAAACCCGAGGTCAACGAAGGTGACAACCAGGGGACAAAGGAGGAGCTCGACGAGACCGGTGAGCCCCGTGAGGCAGAGTACAAGCCGGACGTCAATGAGGGCGACAAGAACAACACCGACAAGGAGCTCGACGAGACCGCTGAGGATCGTGACGCGGAGTACGAGCCTAAGACGAACGACAGCAAGAAGCTCTCCGTCAATGAGGCGCTGAACAAGGTTGCCGAGAACAGGAAGGCCAACTTCGAAGCGAAGCGGGACGAGGGCTCCTACTGGGGCGTCATGCAGTCCTTCTCTCAGTTGGCTGCAACGCGCACGGTCCAGTTCGTTGCGCAGCAGGTCGGCTCGGCCTGGAACACGGTCAAGTCCTGGTTCCACAATGGTGGTCAGATTCCGGCCTACGCCAACGGCGGTCCGATCCGGACCCGTGTCGGAATTGCCCTGGGCGCTCCGATCACCGGATTCGCCGGAGGCGGTCCCGCCGGTGGAATGATCCCCGGCAACCCGGGTGGGAACTACCACACGGACAACCTGCTCGCAATGAACCCGACGGGGTCCCTGTTCGCGGTCCGCAGCGGGGAGTACGTCATCAACCGCAGCGCTGTGGAGACTTACGGCTCCGGAATGTTCGACGCAATCAACGCCAGGCGTTACGCTCCGTCCGTGTCGTACTCCGGCGGAGGGATTCCGCGTGGCGGGGTGGATCTCTCCTCGCGAACCATCGCGGCGCTCGCTCGGTCCATGTCGAGTATGATCACACTCGACGGTCGGGTGATCTCCACCTCGGTTAACCGATACAATGCGGTTAACGGACAGAGGGGGTCGTACTGATGGCAGTCCTGGATAACCGATGCGTGCTCGGGGTCGGAGACAAGAATCTTGTTCTTCCGGCCCCGGCCAAGGACGCTGCTATTCAAGCGACGCCTTGGGGGCAGGTCACCCAGCTCGTCAACGGGGCGAATGGGATGACCCCCTCTCGGTATGCTTCGAAGGCATACAAACTCGCCTGGAACGTGATGGCTCCAGCGGACTACGTGGCTCTTATGGACCTGATCTCGACGGCAGGTTCGAACCCTATTCGGTATGTGGATTGCTTGAACAGGCCGGATCTCAACGTCCTGTCGCCCTTCCTCGGGAAGCCGTTCCTCCTGGTGGACACCCTGTCGCCCATTGCCTTCGCGAAGGATGGCACGGCGCTCGCGCAAATGGACACTCGTTCCGGCGCGGGCCCGGAGTACGCGCTGCGGATGACAGGCAAAGCCACGACGGCTCCAGCCGCCTATGAGGAAACCGTGCTGATACCGCCGGGCTACACCTTCTACGTGCAGACCGTCGGGGACGACACGGACAAGTTTGTCTTCAAGGATGGCTCTCCTCTCGCGCCTTACGTAACGAAGAGCACTCCTAACATGTCCGATGGCGTGATTCGCACGACTATCAGCATCAAGCCAGCGGAAGCCGACGGAGCCGGGCTCCTGCACTGGGTGCGCGGTGTGCTCGACGCGGGCACCGGCTACACGGACAATGATCCACATGCCCCCTGGTCGCTGTTCACCAACCCAGAGATGAACCCGGGTGGCGTGCTGATCGGTGAGGACACGAGCGAACGAGCCCCTGTTGGCAATGCCAGACTGCTGAATGTTCGCGATCACTACATCCCTGAGAGGTACTACTCGGACTTGAAGGGTGGGGACAAGATCGATATCGAGGTGAAGGCCAAGGTCCTCAAGGGCTCGAAGCCTTTCCGCGGAGGTGTCCGATACATCAAGGAGAACGGCGCCTCGGGGCTCACCGATGTCGGTCTCCAGAAGCGCGAGGAGCTCGGAGACGGCTGGGCCCAGTGGTCCGGCGGTTGGACGGTGCCCGCCGACGCCGTGAAGGCTGGGCCGTGGTTGCACATCGAGCAGGACGCCTGGACCCCGGACACCCAGATTCTCGTGTGCGACCTGCATGTGAGGAATTCCACGATGATGAATCGGCTCAGCGCGGGCCCGGACATCATGTCCTACGCACCGCCCATGGGGTTCACATCGATGATGGTCGATCCGGGCTCGATCCAGGTCGAGTCCAACAAGCGGTTCCATAAGGTTGAGTTCTCGGTGAAGGAGGTCTGGCCGTGGCTGTGAGGTTCACGGGGGTAGACAACTCCACGGTCTCCTCCTGGTCCGTCGCTGAAGATGCCACATCGCTCGACAGGGGCGCCTCTGACACCGGGGTTCCCCAGTTGCAGGTGCAAGGCATTGGATACCAGCCGAACCTGATGACGATGCTCGGGCAGAGCATGACTGTGATCTCGAACGAGTATGGCTCGACCGAGTTCCGCATCACCGACATCGAGGGCTCTGAGTCGGGATGGACTCTCACTGGTGGCTCGCCCCTGTCGGCACTCGTCCAGGCGGGCACCATTCCTAGTATGACTCAGCAGCCGATCGAGGCTGTTATCGAGATGTTCTTCAACGCTGTGGGGATCAAGCGTTCGCAGTACATCTTGGAGATCGACAAGTCGCTGCTGAAGGAGAAGTACGACGTCCCCACTCAGCGGGTTGTCGTCTGGCAGGCCATGAAGCAGTGGCTCAGCGCCAACGAGATCGACATGTCGTGGGAGGTCGGCAGACTTCGGTTCCAGCCGCTCCGCAACCGGACCATGTATGTGAACGACGTGGTCTCCGGTTACAACCACACAATGAGTTCTTCGCAGAAGGTGAAGAACATCGACGTGAATGTCTACCACCGCCGCGCCTTCAGGCATGATGTGATCTGGCCCCCTGCGCCTCTGCTCTACCCGGATGCCAAGACGACGTTCGGGCAGACCGACACGCCTGTGATCACGGTGAACGCGGGGGAGCAGACGGTGACCACGCTCCAGCTTCCCTGCGAGGTGTCCTCCGTGCGGCAGCCCCGTCAGGTCATGGCGATCCCGGTCGTGAACAAGGCGCCCCTGGTGGACAACCAGAACACTCCGAATGGCATCTACATGGTTGTCGGCAAGGACAACAAGGCGATCACCCCTGCCCAGTGGTACGACATGGGCGGTGGCCTTGAGGTGCGCCTCAACAAGGACAAGCGCTCTGTCGATGTCATTGTCACCGGAATGCTGTTCGACGAGCTCAGCCCTTACCGTATTTGCGAGTCCGACGGCAAGACCGACTACAACGGTCTGTTCCTGCTCGGGGAGAATGGCACCTACGTCGATATAGAGACGGTCCCCTTCCACACCGGCACACCGGGCACGGATGAGGAGCAGACGATCGATAACCAGTGCATCTCCACTCGCACTCAGGCCTACCACGCGGCTCAGTGGGCCGCGGACCAGTACAGCGGGCACGCCTTGAACTCCACGTGGCAGGGCGCCAACCCGCTTCGGGACACCGAGGCCAATGGTGAACGTCAGGTCTTCGGCCGCCTTGCGGGAGTCCGGTACAAGCAGGATGGGCATTGGTGGCGTGTATCGAACGCCTCCCTGTCGGATAATAATGCTCAGTTGACCTCTGCCAGAGACACGACACTAGGCGACATCCAGCGCGTGTACCCGAAGGTTCGGATGCTTTCCGGTGGAGGCCAGACGCTTCAGCAGATCAGTGACAAGGGGATTCTATGAGCCGGGACTATGAGGGTCACCTGTACCCCGCACCGAACGTCTCGAAGCAGACGCAGTCCTGGACTTGCGCCATCGAGCGGAAGATCAACAAGCTGGAGCAGCGCACCAGCGATGCTATTGTCTCCGCGAACCACGCTGCGAACCGCTGGGCGCCCATGGCCGGTGAGATCGCGCAGATGCGTGACAAGCTCGCAGACAACGAGTCTATCGAGCGCGTGTCGCGCCTCGCCCAGGACGCGGTGACCTGGTCCACTCGCCCGCCGGTGAACCGCACCCCTGGTGTGCAGAAGGAAAAGCCTGATTACCCACTTCACCCCAATGCGGTTTGGTACGTCTACGTCGGGGACAAGAACAACGTCACCGAGATATGGCGCTGGGAACAGGCCTCCATGAAGCGCGTCGGCGACAAGGCCGAGAACTTCAAACTCGACATGGCCGGGAAGTGGGTCAGGCAGACCTACGGCACGGGTACGTTGGGCGAGGGAGCCGTTGACCTGAAGAACCTCTCCAAGTCCCTGTCGGACAACCTGGAGGAGGCTCACAATGGTGTCGTCCAGCTTCAGAAGCGCGCCGATGAAGCGGATAAGAAGTACGACAAGACCAAGGCCGACCTCGAGAAACAGATCAAAGACATCAAGGAGAAGGCCGGCAGCGATGGTCGTGTGATTGTCTCACCGACTGAGCCCGCCGGGGCCGACCGTGTCGAGGGCAACCTGTGGATCAACACTGCGGACGGGAAGAACGAGCCCTACCGCTACGACAAGGCGACGGACAAGTGGGTGCCAATCAAGGACCCGGACATCGTCGAGGCCGCTAAGAAGGCCGCCCAGGCGCAGACCGAGGCGAACCAGGCGCTGAAGAAGGCTCAGGGCCTGGAGGATATGGCCACCGCAGCCAAGCTCGCTGCGGAGCAGGCGCAGAAGAGCGCGGATGGTAAGAACACCATCTTCTACCGGCCAGACAAGCCGCCGCTCGCTGGACGTAAGCAGGGCGACCTGTGGTTCGACACGGACGACGGCTACCGGATGTACTCCTACGACCAGTCCCGTCAGGACTTCATGGACGTCACCCCCAAGACCTCCATGTCGGATGAGGATCGTGCCGCGCTGGAGCGCCTCCGCTCGGGCACGTCGGACATCCTCGAGGCCACGTTCCCTGTTGCCTGGACCACGGCTGCGACTCCGTCGAACTGGCGGATCGAGACCGACTATCCGGGGCGCTACCACTGGGTCGGCGGTGACACGTCGGGCGGGGCCAGGCGCCTGCTGATCCTTCCGCCGAAGGTGAAGCGCGCGACGAAGAACGACACGTACACGTTCGCGTTCTCGCTGCGGAATGAGTCCACACAGACTGCTCAGTTCCAGGTGGGTTTCGACTTCTACTCCGACAACGCGTGGAAGCGCAATGTCAACCCGAGCCCGAGCATCTTCGTGGTTCCACCGGACGGCCAGTCGCACATCTTCAAGACGACCATCATCGCGGCCTACGACCCCAACAACCGTGAGAACGTGGTGGTCCCGTGGATCGACGGTCTGTCGTCATTGGCGAACAACGTCTGGCTCATGGGCGTTGAGATGACGAACAACGACAACCTCCAGGCCAGGCTCGCCCAGGCCAGCCAGGGCGTCGCTGATACGTTCCGTCGTATCGAGGGTCAGGTGCTCACATCCCCCTACCCGCCGTCGAAGGGTGTCGTTAATACTTCTGTATGGATGTCTCCCGACGGTAAACTGTTCCGCATGAGGAAGGCGGGGAAGGAAGACTAATGCCTTACGATCGGAACGCGAACTGGGTTGACGGCGAGGGTGCTCAGGCCACACCCATCACCGCTGTCAAGCTGAACAAGGTCGAGGACGGCGTTGTCGCAGCGTCCAAGAACGCTGAGGCAGCAGTTGCTTCCGCGGCTGAGAACAAGACCGCGGTGGTCAAAGCCCAGGCCGACGCCACTCAGGCTCTGAAGAACGACGCGGATCACTGGAACTCCGCGCAAGCCACCTTCGCCAAGTCCACTGAGGTGAAGGCCGTTCAGGACGCCATCAACACTCTGAAGACCTACATCGACGGCAATGAGTTCCTGATCAAGTTGGAGAAGTACTTCCTCCGGCCTTTCACTAACGGGCCCACCGTCCCTGTCGGCGCAGTCTTCGCCTGGGTCGGGGTACAGGTTCCGGAGAACTACTTCCTGTGCGACGGACGCAAGGTCAATAAGTCCCAGTACCCCCAGCTCTACGCGGTGTGCCGTAACCTTTATGGTCCTGAGGAAGGGGGCAACTTCGTGCTGCCTAACCTTCAGGGTACGGTCCTTGTCGGTCGTGATGAAACCAATTCAGTGTTCCGGAACCTGAACAACAAGGGCGGAGAGATCACGCACACTCTGACCGTCGCGGAGATGCCGTCCCACGAGCACAAGCTCGGTAACCCTTCGGTGGCTAACTGGGGCGACATGGGTATCTGGGGATCGAACGTCTCCGGGGGTACTCAGTGGAACATCGCCTCGGGTACTGCTGGTGGATCTATGGGTGAGTTGAAGGCTCAGCCCGTCGGCGCGAACAATCCGCACAACAACATGCCGCCGTACACAGTTCTGAACTACATCATCCGGGCGAAGTGACATGGGCTCTTACGAGTACATCACCTGGCCGGGAAATCGAACGACGCCGGGTCCTGACCTGTTCCCCGGCTGGAATCCATCTGCTCACGGCTCTCAGGTTGTGCATGGGCACAACGGCTCGGAGTGGGTCGAGGTCGATCCGAAACAGGACCCCGAGGCGTTCAACATCGCCAAGCGTGCAGACAAGCTTCGCAACGACATCCTGGAAATGGTCCGACAGGACGGCGGGCGCGTCTTCTACTACGATGGAGCGGGCTTCCCTCCTCTTCGTGGGTACAACCCGGGAGACACAGCGCGTGGTCGTGAGCCCAAGACGGGCTCCATCCTTGTCGAGTACCGCTGGAGCGGGCTGGAGTGGATTCAGCAACGCCTGACCGACGGTATGATCTCCACCCTTGATGTCGGTAAGCTCACGGCGGGCACAGCCCAGATTCAAAAGGCTGTTGCTGACACGATCTGGGCTGGGATCATTCAGGCGAAGTCCATTGTCGCCAACAAGATCACCGGCGAGCTCATCGAGGCGAACACGATTCGTGGTGCGCACATCGCTGCGGGTTCGATATCCGCGGACAAGATCCAAACTGGCGCCATCACCGCTGAGTCCGGAGTGATTGGAAGCCTCGATGCAGGTACCATCACGACGGGTCTGCTGAACGGCCAGCGTATCGCAGCAGGCTCGATCACCGCGGCTAAGCTCGCGGCAGGTACTATCACTGCGGACAGCGCTGTGGTTGCGTCCTTGGACGCGAACAAGATCGTCACCGGTACACTGAACGCCTCGCTGATCGACGCCGACACCCTGAAAGGCCAGACCTTCATCGGCGGGCGATTCATCGGTGGTGACTTCCTGCTCGATCCTGAGAAGACAAGACAGAATATTCGCTTCGGTACAGGATCCAACCTGCCGATCATCGACAGCAAGCAGTCTATCAACGGCCGCGTTTCCGGTCTGCTCGCGTATGACCCCGAAACCGACAAACCGCAGATGGCTATCGGTATCTGGTCCAGGACCCCGTTGGTGAATCTCTACCACACCTTTGGTGATACCCTCCGTGTCGGTACGCAGCTTACGCCAGGTCGTATTGAACTCACCCCTTATGGTGGGTATCCCGGGCAGTGCTCTCGTATCTCGGCCATGAATGACGGCTTGCGCATCAACGCCTTGGACTTCAACGCGAACGAGAAGGACCTTGCGCAGCTCAACCTGTCGAAGCACACATTCCTTGTCGAGGGCAGTTACGACTCGAACCGCATTCGTGGTTGGCACCTCTCCATGTCTCCCACGAACTCGTACTTCATTACGGCGGGGGTTCTCAACTTCCAGGCCGGTAAGGCCGTCCACTTCCGAGGCAAGGGGAACTTCCTCGACGGGCTGACCGTGAGTGGAGGCTTCCACGCCAACCAGCCGAAGACCTTCGTGGAGGCCCACCCGCTCGACAAGGAGAAGATCCTCGTCCACGGGTGCACTGAGTCTCCGCATGACGGTATCGAGTACTGGGGCAACGAGACCCTTCCGGAGTCCGGTCGTATGACCGTGTCCCTGCCCGATTACTTCGAGCCTCTTCACCGGCCGGACGTCCCGGTCTCTGTGTTCGCCTCGAACGGCGTGAAGATCCTCGGCCCTGTCGAGGACGGTGAGTTCGAGGTCGAGGGTGAGGCGGGCACCTGGTTCTCGTGGCAGGTCAAAGCGGCCCGTCGGATTCCAGGGGGTAACGTCACTCGCGCGGAGATTACCCGCAAGGAAGCGATAGACTCGGGTTATCTGAGCAAAGAGTTCGTGGAGGGTCTTACATGGGAGCCATAGACAGCAACGGGGTCTACAAGTACTCCGCGGACGACACGGTCAACACCTGGGAGAACTTCCTCAACCTGGGCATGAACTCCGTGTCGAACGCCATCCAGAACCTCCGGTACAACGGGGTCTACTGCGTGACCAACATTCAAGGCGCCACGACCAAGCGCATGGAGCTGGAACGCACTGGTCTCAAGCCGACCACTGACAACCCGTTCCTCTTCTACCTGAAGAACAACGGTAAGTTCATCACGTGGGATGGTGCCGGCTGGAAGATGAACGGTGATTCAATCGCCTCCTGGATGGTGAACGGTAACGAGACCTTCACCCCTGCTACGCCCTGCTACGGCAGAATCCTGTGGGGCAAGCAGGGCGAGGAGTCGAAGTTCCGACAGGAGATGGGCGTGTCCGTCCTGCGGATCACCGAGTGGTCCTACTACGGGAACGACCAAACCACGGACTCTGCCTTCGCCTACCTGCCTCTGAAGAACACCTACACCGGCGTTGCGGTGACGCTGATCACCAACGGTAACGCGGAGGAGTGGCCCGGCGCTTTCTCGGCCGACAACAACAACTGGCACCAGTTCTCCGAGAAGGACGGTACGATCAAGCGGATCAGGATCATCGTCCCCCGTGGCATCGTCGGTCACCTCATCACCACGAACTACGTCATCTACGGGTGGGTCAAATGAGCGCCTACGTCTCCGCCCCACCGTGGCAACGCCACCTCGATCGGTTTTCTCGCGCCCTGTCGTACGGCTCCCTGTCGGCCTATGCCGTCTCGCGGCTGCATGGCCCTCGGCACTTCATGGACATCCCCGAGCTTGCGCTGCACTATCACATGCTGCTGTTCCTGGGGATTTTCGTCACGGCTCTGTTCGCTATGATCTTCGTCCTCCGGCGCCTGTCGCAGTTCGAGTACGTGGCTCTGACGCCGCTCCTGGGCTTCATGGCAGCCAGCGGTATCATAGCCCTGAACGGCCCTGGGTCCCGACCCCATGCGCTCCTTCTGTGGGCTTTGTGGTTCTTCCTGGTTGCGCGGTGGAACGTCCTCCACTCTGCTGTGAAACGTGCTCGTTCAGTCCAGGACGCGAAGGATGCGATCGAGCGGAGGGCCTGAGGTGAGCGCCACAATTACATCTGTCATTGCGCTCTGCACAGCCCTCGCGGCTTCGATACCTCAGATCATGAAGGTGCTGGCCGACAGGAAGCGGGGCATTCGCGAGTCCGAGCTCCAGAAGTCCAAGCAGGTCACAGACAACTGGGCCGAGCTTCTGAAGGCCAAGGACATCCTGGTCAAGCAGTACTCCGAGGAGATCACCAGACTCCACAAGCGCGTCACTGAACTCGAAGCTGAGCTCGACGAGGAGTGACAAGAAGACCCCCTAGGGGCAACGGGGGGGTCTTCTGTGCTCAGATCACAGGGAGTCGATGGCCTTGTCCAAGTACCACCTCGCCTTTTTTAAGTCCTGCTTCCTGTCGTCCTTACGTCCAGCTCGGAGCAGGTACTTACCGACCTGCCACAGGAGCGGGTCCTTGTCGAACGCGGCCATTAGCACGTTGAAGACTTCGACATCACCGACGTTCTCAACCTGCTTAGCCAGCGCGTCGCCCAACCACGAGTAGTGCTTCGGGGCGTTCACGGCGTCAGGCTTCTCCTCATCTTCGACAGGGGCCATCTGCTCCAGGGGCATCCGGGCGTAACCTGGCCCAGCGCACACGAACCCGTACTCGTTGACGTACAAGTAGTTGTCGATCTGCAAGCCGCCCTGTCGAGCGTCCCAGGTTCCGACGATGTCGTGTTCCGGACCCATAGCATCTTCTTCGGGCTCGATGTGCCCGTTGGTCACAGCATCCTGAACCGAGACGGTCTGAGAGATCATTCCCTCGATGTCACGCTTAGAGGTGCAGCGCGTCTTGCGCGCGAACGTGTATCCGTTGTGCTGGACGCACCCGACGAGCATGTCATTCTTGTAGTGCAGTGCCAGCACGCAGGGCGTATCAAGGACGAAGAAATCATACCGGTACATAAACGGTCGTTCATCGAGGTCCAGGTGCTCTTGACCAGCCGCGAAACCGTACTGGTCGTCGCAAATCGCTCGGAACCAGTCGAGCTTAGGCGACATGACGTCCTCCCATCCGGGCTGCCAGACTGGCGTCGTGGCAGGTCTTGATCGAGTAGTAGTAGAAGTGGCGTGCTGCGTCTCGCACGTCGTCGGCATCGGGGCAATCGACGTTCTTACCAGTGGGCCAGAAGCCCAGGGCCTTGAGCGCCTTGTCGGTGATGACGCCCTTGGCCTGCCCAGGGGTCTGCCAGATGATTCGGGCGTTCGGGTTCCATGCGGTGGCGCAGTACGACAGGGTGCTGTTGACCTTGACAGTGGTGAGGTCCGCGCGGAACTTGTTGTTGGGTCGCAGGTCGAACTGCTCGATGACGAGGGTGGTTGGTTCACTGGTGAGCTTGGTGAGAAGCTCGGTGACCGTCTCCTCCCAGCGCTCGCTGCGGAACTGTCCGAAGTCGAGAATCTCCGAGCCCTCGTCGTACGGATCGCTGGGCTGCTGACCCAGGACCCAGCCCGTTGAGACACCAGCATCAACAGCCAGGATGCGCTCACTCATCAGTCTCCTCCTTTCCGGTTACCTTGTTCACTGATGTGTACCGGGTGCTGTACGTGTGGAATCGGACGTTGACCTCGGGGAACTCCCAGGTCACCTTGCACAGCCCCTTGTCGTTGGGCGGCTCGATGGCGATGAGAGTGGCAGCCAGCTCGACAGGCATGAGCACCTTCTCGCCGATCTTGAGCGAGCCAAGAGCCTGCGGCTGTGTTTTGAACTTCATCGGTTCTCCTTCTTGTGTTCGTTGATCCACTGTGAGATCGCGGCTGATGCGGGCGGTACGGGCTGCCAGATGGCCCACAGTCGGCAGGCGTCCGCGACGACCTGGTCGCGCCCGGCGTCGGTGGCGGCGTTGTTGTAGTTGTCCTCCAGGACGGCGATGAAGTGGTCCACTGCGAATGGGAGATGCATCAGAGGTGCTCCGTCTCGAAGGTGGCGTCCAGGTCCTTGTCGGAGTAGAACTCGACGTTCTTGTCGGGCCAGATCACCATCCACTGTCCGTAGAAGAACTCGGGGTCGCGGAGGCTGACACCGTAGCGGCGGGCAACGGTGCGGGCCGCCTCGATGGAGCGCTCCTCGATCTTGATGGCCCAGCAGGTGCGTGGGCGCGGACGAACGAAACGCTCGACCAGTGTGTCGTCAGGATGTGCGGGGTAGTTCATGGTCAGTCCTTCCGGTATCTCTGTGTCGTGTAACCGGCCGCTTCGACCGGCAGTCCCTCTGCCCAGTCCGGTAGGTCGCACATAAGCGAGGATAGTCTCTCTACGGTCAATCCGCCAGTAGTCTCTGTAACGATCTCATCATGAACGTGCGTGACCGTGCGGAATCCGGCCCGCTCGACATTGACGAGGGCGTGCGTGAGCAGGTCCCTGCCGATAGCCTGGATGATGTTCTCGACCTGCGTGGGCCCACCGACGATGCGTCGTTGCGTCCCATTGCCCACGACGGCATCGCAGACCCACGCGCGGCGTCGGTAGGGGAGTGGCTTGCCGTTGCGGTCCTTGGGCTGCACGTACTCGCGGCGGCAGTTGTGGTAGACGAGCGCTCGACCCGACGGGAGCCACACGTAGCGGTCGTTGCCCACGATCTCGACATCCACGGGGATCCGCCTTGATGCCGGTCCGCCCTTGTCGAAGGCGGTGTGGACCTGCTTCCACCAGGACACGATGTGCGGATGAGCGACTCGCCAGGCATTAACAATGGTTGTGAGCCCTCCCCAGATCACGTCATCGGGCGTGCCCTTGGGGTACATCTTGGCCCCACCAAGATTGAGGAGCGCTCCTGCTCCCCCGCCGTAACCACATCCGAGCACTGCCCCTTTACCACGTTGCCTGTCAAAACCTGCTTTCTCTCCGCCCATGCGCTCAGCAGTAGCGACGTAGATATCTTTTCCCTCGCGGAAGGCCTCCAGGACGCTGTCTTCCCCAGCGGCCCAGGCGGTGAGGCGGGCCTCGATGGCGCTGTAGTCCGACACGGTGAAGGGTCCCATGAGCAGTGGGCGCACGAGCTTCTTGAGGTCTTCCGAACCCACGTGCACGCCAGCCAGAAGCCTGTCGATCGCAGCCTGCTCAGCCTCGGTATCGTGCTCTCCTTCTGCGTCAGTGAAGTGGTCACGAGGAAGATTGTGCGGGCTCAGCACAGTGCCAGAGTTTCCGGTCACCCACACCGAACCCTCCCTGCGAACAAGAAAGAACCCTGTTGTGGTACGAGCACAATGCACTAAGCCTGAGTATTCCGAGGTAGACCACTGATTGCGACCATTCCCATTACGGAATTCCGTCCCGGGACCAGGGGAGAACCAGAGGTTAGCAATCCACGAAGGCGACCAGTTTGGATTCCTAGAGTCTGCTTTCTTCTGATGCACTCGGCAATACATCCCCGACAGGTGGGCGAAGGCCTGAACAAGGTCGATGTTCGTCTTGTTCGTCGAGTAATACTGTGCAGAGTTGGCGCCCGAGGAAGCCCACGAGCCGCCCCAGAACACGAGCTCCTCGAAGAAGATAGACGGGTTTGAATCAAAAATCCAGGGTCCGAAGGTCTTGTCCTTGAACATGAGAAGCCACAGGGGGCAATCCTGCGCTCTAATAGAGAATCGAGTATAACCGGTCTTATAGTCCTTCCGTTCAGCGTACACAATCTCCGCACCTCGAAGTAGGTGACGGCAGCGCTCAACCTTCCTCTGCTTCCTGAAGGCCAGTCTCACCCCGCCATCGGCGGGATAGGTCCCATCGGCTTGCACCATGAGCAGGACACGAAGGTCATTGTCCCGGACCTTAGTTGACACTCGTCGAGAACCTCGGATGTAGTGGAAGAATCTTTTGCCCGCAAGCTCGGAAACCGGGACTTTCTCGATTGAGCCATCGCGCTCACGGATTGGCATGTCGTGGTCCGGGGTACTGATCTGATGGATTCTCGTAGAGTCGATATGAATCATCTCGCCTGAGTACGGGAAGTGAACAGCCTTCGCCTCCGAGAAAGCAATCTGTTCCCCCACGGGGTTCCAAGTGGCAATTCGACCCCCAGCCCAATCCTCGATCCGCAACCAACCAGATGGGGTAAGAACCTCATGGTCCCCGGTCAAGCACATACGACCGGTGTTAGCATTGCTGTACTTGATTGTTCCACGCAACCGACCATCAGAGTTCGTCGAGCCCTGAGCGATGACGTACTTGGTCGCTGCCGATAGGGCGGCCAACTGCTTGCGCTCTACAGCCTCACGAACCTCGTCCGGGAGATCATCTCGCTCCAGGAGCTCGGCGACATGTGCTTTGTCAATGGACTCCATCTCGAAGCCCTGGTCGGCGAGCCAGCCCTTGAACTGCTGCACACTGTTCGGGTTGTCCAGTCCCGTGATCTCCTTGACCCGGGCCAGATCCTTCTTCTTGTTGGCCTCGTACTGATGATGGGCGGCACCGGCCAGCGCCGTGTCGATCTTGATGCCTCGGTCGTTGATCCGCGTAGCGGTGATCCAAGCCTCGTACTCCTCTGCGGACGGGAAACCCTTGCCGAGCCGGTAGATGTTATCCCTCATGGAGATGACATCCTGTCGGTTGTACTCGACGTAGGCGTCCCAGTCCGAGGGGCGCTCCTTAGGCAGCGTACGGCCGCCTTTACGGTTGGGCACGGAGAACATGTTGATGAGACGCCCACCGGCCTCGTCCTTGGCCTCTCCACCGACGACCTTGCAGAACCCCTTCAGGGAACGGGGGTAGCCCCACAGCGAGGCCAGCACGGCCGTGTCTATGTACTCCTCAGGGTCGATGTATGTACCGACAGGGAGGCCCTTCAGCGCACTGAAGTTGATCCGCTCGAAGTCGCTGTTGTGAGCGATCTTCTTCACGTTCGGATCGAACAGTCCGGGAATTCCGGAGATTTCCTCATGACCATATGCGGTATGGATCTCGCCCTGGCCGATGCACCATGAACAGATGAGGATCATCCAGTGTTCATCCTCAACGTATCGATAGACAGTGTTCTTCTTCAGATCGACAGTCGAGTAGGTCTCGATGTCCAGGTGGAGCTCGGTCCCGTCGAAGATGTCTTCGAACCCGTAGGAGTGCTGCGAGCGACCCTCAGTTCTCGCCGCCCTGTCGAGCTGGTCCAGACTCCAGGTCCCGGGAGCACCGAAGGCCCCGACGGTGAACCTGTTGCCCGGCGTGGCTCGGTCGGTGACCTCGATCGGACCCTCGATGTCCGCGTCCTTCTTGGCTTGCTGGAGCGCAACGAACTGCTCACCCGTCAGACCGTTGACGTCTGGTACCAGTATTTGCACGGTTCTCTCCTCAATGGTCGGTACATATGTATAGTACACAGAGAAAACCCCGGGCCGCAACCCGGGGTTCTCATGAGTCAGTCTCGTTGCTTGAGTGAGACCATCCTGACCTTCTTCCCTGCTTCGTTTCTCACAACAGGTACGGCGAGACGCCCCATGCGAGCTCCAGCATCGACGATCTCATCAGCCCGTCGAGTGTTGTCGATCCGACGGAGAAGATGGCCCAGCACAGCGTCACGTGTCGCTGTCTTGTTAGGCTGAGCCGCTAGGAAGGCCTCAACCTGCGCGACATCCTTGCTGATGTCGGAATCCGCAGCGCAGGCGACGAACGCCTCGAAAGACTTCAGGTGAACCTCCGCCAACTGAACGGCCTTCACTGCATGGCGCATCTTGACCGTGTGCTGCTGCTCAGCAGCGGCGATTAGAGCGGCCATACGAAGGATCGACAGACCCAGACGTTCAACGCAGGGGACCAGATACTCGCTGTACAACGGGTGCTGGTCCGCGAGAACCGCGCACATGTTCCCCGCGTCCCGGATACGATCCAAAGCCTTCTCCTCGAAGGCGATGAGAGCACGCGCATCCTCGCCCTCAACCGTGAAGGGCTCCAGGGCCTCGCGCTCCTGACGCCAGTGGTGCTTGGCGAGCGTCAGAAGCCGAAGGTTCAGGTTGAACATATTGTCCTGCCGCTGGAGTGTCTCGTCGTCTGTGTCCGACAGGATGGTGAAGTCGTCCATGGTCCTCGCCGGGTCGAACTCCGTGGACTCGGGCAGAACGGGCAGACACCTTGGGACGAATCCCGAAGCGATCTTCTCCACCTTCAGGTTCCCTGCGGCTTGGTCCAGGATCCCCATGCAAAGGATCGACAGGGAGAATGGCGTCTCCTTGCGGTACTCGTGACCCTTCTGCTTCCGAGCTATCGATGGGATATAGCCGTCGTAGGCCTTCGTGAGGAACCCGATCTCACCGTCCATGTACGATCCGGAGCGCATAGCCCGAGCGAACAGGTCCTGCACCTCGTCCAGGATCACGAGGAGCGACTCTCCGGGCCGCTCCCCGCAGTGCTGAGCCAAGGCTTCAGGTGTGTGATCCTCAGGGCCAATGAGGTCCAGGTTGAACTCTGCTCCGACACGACGGAGGAAGTGCTTCACGTAACTTGCTGTGGTTGACTTCTTGTCGCGAGTCGTTCGCCCCAGAAGGAGCGTGTAGAGGTTGCAACTCAACCTGCCAAACGACGTGCGAACTCGGATGTCTGATCCGAGCACTGCGGAGAGGATCGACATGGCCGCCGCGTAGTTGAACTGCTTCGATGTGCGTGATGACATGTCGTTCATGTACTGGGCCAACGAGTCCACCACAGTATCCTGCGGGACATTGTCGAACTTATCGTTGATCAGGTGGACATCGCCCCAGAACAATCCATTGCGCTCGTCCTGCAACCGGGGAATACGGATCGACTCCCCGTTGATCGCCTCGATAGCGATTGCATCAGCAAGGTCGGCTTGGGCCTCCTGGTCATCGTCCCAACGCGCCTTGTCGCGCTGAATCTGAATCCACAGGTCACTGTCCGGACGGCCGTCACGTTTGTACTTGTTGCAGCCTGCGTCCTGAACAACAGTAAAGACATCAGCCAACTCGACACCGGCTTCGAACAGGGAGCACTCCAGGGAGTACATAAGAGCCGACCAGTCGTCTGACGGCAGAGGATCATCTGCATACAGCGCCGCGATCTTGTTGTCCTTAAGGCGATTAATGATCGCCATGGCCCCATCCTGATCAACCTCGGGCATTTCCATGATGAGATCGACCTTCGGCGTCGAGGCCGGCGAGTACGCCGCTGTGAACTCCCTGACCGAATAGGATTTCCTGTCATTGAACTCAACGGAGACCTGGGTCGGGAGCCCATACTTGGGTTTTGTGTTCATGGTCCCGGGCACACGGAGCTTCTTCGCCAGCGGCCACCCGCGGTCCACGCCCGTGTCGGCATGCGTCTGGTAGACCCCACGGTTGAGCTGCTCGATGTCGAGGTTCCCCTGCGAGCGGTAGTCCGACAGGCGCCAGTAGGCGTGGTAGTGCTCAGGGCTCGACTTCACGAGCACCGTGGGCTCCAGGAACAGATCGTCCGGGTGAAGACCGTCCAAGTCGGCATAGACACAAGCCAACTGCTTCACGTTCTTCTTCGTCGCGTGGCGCGCGGACGACAGAGTGGATGGCTTGTGGAAGAGCATAGGCGACCAATAGACGTCCTTGTCGGACATCTTCTCGACGACCTCGCACATCTTCTCAGCCTCAGTGGGCCAGTGGTACCACTGGCAGCGGGACAGCCCACCACCGGGTCCCAGGCTCATGATGGGCACCCACCCCTCATCGTCAGGGAGGATGCGCTCGAAGAACTGTTGTAACTGGTTCATGCGTACCTCGATTCTGTGAGACGACTCGCCGCTACCTACAACGCTAGCAGCCCCCGACGGTTTTGTCAAGGGCTGCTAGCGTATCAGGCGATCGTTACACGAGCGTGATCTTCGCGGAGGAAGTCTTCTTCGGGTCGAAGGTCAGGCGCTTCACCGAGTTCGAGGGGTTCCAGGTGTCCTGAACCGGGTTCCCGCTCTCATCAGTGACCGGCTCGCCATTCTCGTCCGTCTTGTAGACGGGCTGGCCGTTCTGGTCGAAGCGCTTGCGGCCCTCGTCCACGGCGATGTCGAGCGTGGCGCCGACGCCCTCCAGGCCCTCCTCGACAGCCTGCACGGTGCTGTCGATCTGAGCGGGGGAGAGCTTGGCCTTGAGCTCGGCCGGGTTGCTCGGCCACTGACCAGCAGCCCCAAAGTACTTCGGGAGGTTGAAGTGGATCTGCTCCTTGCCGGTGCGCTTGCTCTTGATGGTGAAGACAGTGCGGTCGAGCACAGTCTTGCCCGCCTCGGTGTCGTCCCCGTCAACGGTCCACTCGACGACGAGCATCGGCTTCCCACTGGACTTGGACTCGGTGACCTCGACGCTGGAGACGTAGGCGTGGTGCTTGCCGGGCTTGATGAGCTCGAAGGCACCACCCTCACGGGCGACGTCCATGTCGGAGAGGTTGATAGACAGCATGCTGGTTCTCTTTCTGTTGTTGGGTTGCTGTTCGGTCAGTTCGTCTTGTTCAAGGCCTGCTTGATGAAGCCGTAGAACTTCGACATGGTGGGGTTCCCGATGGCCTCGGGGAACCCGGTGATGCGCTGCTTGGTCAAGGTGGACTTCTCCTGCGTGAACAGCGCGGGCACGAGCACATCATTCCCCTTCTCGTCCTGCGTGTCAACCCAAGACATGTATCCGACGAAGTCGAACATGGACGGAAGCTTGCGGATAGATTTCTTCCCCTCGAACGAGGGGCTCACGAGCGTGGCACCGGTGACCTCGTTGGTCTCCCGCTCCGCGTGCGTGATCGCGATGAGCGACACACCCTTGGCATCCGACAGGGCCTTGATGATGGAGCGCGGCGCCTCGTAAGCGGCGGCCCATGCGGCGAAGGTGTCCTTCGGATTGATGGTCTGGAAGTGGTTGACCACGAGCTCCTGGAGCTGGTCGAGAGTGTCGATCACCACGGTCTTGAACGGGAACTCACCCTTGTCGATCGAAGGCTTGATCACGTTCTCGAAGAGCTTGACGCAGTCGTTCCACGAGTCGCAGTGGACGATTGTGGTCTTGTCGAGGTCGCCCCACTGACCCAGCGGCATGGTGCCATTCTCAAAGTCGATGTACAGCACCGGTGCCAGATCCTCGCACTTCGAGGCCGTAGCAGCGAGCGAGCTTTTGCCCGTACCAGCCAGGCCGAACAGGAGCAGTGAGAACGTGGAGAGGTCCTCGGGCTGCACCTCCCTCAGTCCCGACTTCTTGAACAGGTCGTTGAATGTTGACATCTCAGCCTCCGAAGATGACGGTTCCGATGACCAGGGTGACTACCCCGGCGAAGATGACGCTCCCGATGACGATCCCCTCACCGATCATGAGGAGCCAGTCGTCATTGTCGGGACGTCGGCGGTTCTGTCGTGCGTGACGCATCTCAGCCTTTCATGTAGTGGATCGGTCTGTGCTTACTACAGTAGAAGCACTCAGGTGCGCTGTCAAGATCTGTGATCAGATCGTCACTTTCCTTGGCCTTCTTGTAGATCAAGCCCGCACGCCCCAAAGCGTAGATGGCGAGGTCCCTGTCGTAAGGCTTCGACAGAGCGGTGAGCTCGGACTCGACCACGTGAACCGTGGCGTCCCGAGGCAGGAGCAGCAGCGTGACAGCGCTCACGTCGTAGCCCTGGTCTTCCATACCCTTCCCGTACAGGCAGAGCTGGATGTAGTACTGAAGGAACTGCGCTGCCCCGTAATCCTCGACGATGGCGTCGAAGCCCTCTCGTGTTGCTTTGCGGTACAGCCGTTTGAACGTGTCCCGCTTCTTCAGGGAGACGAGCTTCCAGTCCATCACCTCTCCTGCCTCGATGTCGAACCTGTCGAGCGTCCCTTTGATCGGACCATAACCGCCAACATCACCGACATGGACCGGCTGCTCCACGAGGACTTCGGCCTCCCGCTCCATGTCACGACTCCGCTTCTCGCACAGCAGGTGGAACGCTGTCCCGAGCAACGGAGCGATGGGCGTCTTCTCGTTCTCTCCAGGGCGCTTGATACCCATTAGATCCTCGCCCAGACAAAGATCACAGCACTTACCGAGACCCGAGGGTCCGACACGGCGCTGCTTGTCTCGATCCGACCGAGCAGTTAGGAGACTGCGGGCACGATCAATGGCTGCGGTAGAAGTCAAGAGCCTCAGCCTCCTCGATCGCGATCTGCGCTTCCTTGATGAGCTGGCCCATCACAGGATCATCGGAAATCGTCTCGGCCAGATCCTCGACGAACTCTAGTCTCGGATCCCCGATATGGACACGTTCGGTGACCAGGTACGGCCCCCGGATCGCAGCATCGAGTGCGTTCGGCAGAGACTTGAAGGACCAGGCGACCTCGTTGATCTTGTCGAACCAGACGTCGTATCGTTTCATAGGAAATCCTTCCTGTAGGTGCTCCCACCCTACGAGGTTTCGGCTCCCAAGTCAAGGGGGAAATCACCCCGCGAAGCCGAAGTTTTTCGCGGGCCGTGGGCTCCCAACTCGGCTGGGTTTTTCGGGCAAAACAGAACCGCCCGGCCCCGAAGGACCAGGCGGCTTCCACCCCCACAGTTGCGAGGATCACACCGTGTCGAAGAGCTCCTCAACCGGGTTCTTCACCTCGTCAATCACCTCGCCCTCCCAGGTCTCGATCTCCTTGCGGTACATAGGCCCGAAGATGTTCGTGAGCTTAACATCCTCGATCCTGATCCTCACTCGGAACACACGGAATGGCTGCTCGTACTCCTGCCCTCGCGAAATCGCATGAGCCAGCGTCGGGGTGAAGAACAGACCGCGGTTCAGCGTCGTGCGCTTCTCCTCCGGGATCGACACGGTCTTGCCAACCTCCCACTTGGTGGGTTCACCATAGAGTTGCCCTGTAATACCGTCCGCACTTGTCGTCTTGTAGACGAGGTACTCGGTCTCGAAAAAATTCAGTGGGAGAGCCAGATGACTCAGAAACTCCCGGGTCGCAGTGAAAAGGCCCTCTTTATCCTCGTTGCTCCCGAAGCACTGAATCTTTCCGTCACCGTGAACGATAGCGCCCGACTCGTGCTGAACAACCGACATATCGGAGACAGCGTTAACCCGCGAATCCTTATACGCAATAGCCCGCGAGGTGTCGAGTAGAACGCCAGATGAATTACCGTAGAACTCTCCGTCCGCGCGGTCGAAAAGCACCACACGCGAGTCTTTGCAGGCCTGGAAACTGGCGGAATTATAGGCCTCAACCCCAGAGCAATACCACAGCTCGGCGGATGAGGACTCATAGAGCTCGACACCTTTGCAACCGATGAGGTGCGTTGTTGAACGGCCCCAAACACGCACCCGTTTGCAATCCTCGCACGTACTGATAGCCCCTCGTTTGGTATTGATCTCGACCCTATCCACATTAACGATTCGGGCTTCGAGCTCGCCAAGGAGTTCCAACTCACCGCCCCAGCCCAAAATTTCAAGCTTCGCGTTCCCGAAACCCTTCACCTGCAAGTAATTCACGGAATCCGGAATCTCAGAGCCATCAAGACATATATATTCGTCCCTATACAGCCCCAATTTTTTCTCATTCGCATTCCCGAAATGCTTCAGGTTTTCCAGGATTTCGTCCCGGCTTCTCTTTCCCCAAGGCATGAAAATGTTACCTTTCTGCAATGTTCGGAGCGGTTGTGGTAGCGATTTGATGCTGGTAATGAGAACCCAGAGACGCATCTCCGTAAGGGACAATGGGTGGCGTATCGAGTTCCAGAATCGACAGTTGGGCAATGGCGCAGCCGGCGGGGAGCTCCAGCGGATGAGCCGCGAGATTGCAGAGCTCCAACGTGATCGTGCCGTAGAAACCCGGATCGATGAAGCCAGCCGTGATGTGCACCAAAAGCCCGCGACGTGCCCATGACGACTTTCCTTCGACACGGGCAACGAGATGCGCAGGAATGCCCACGCACTCCACCGTCCGGGCCAGTGCGAACTCCCCGGGCTTCAGGAGAATGCTGTCCGTGATCTTGTCATCCCGGTGCTCGGTGGGCAGTCCGACATTGCGTATGACATCGCGATGCAGGTGCATCTCAACAGACGCCGGCTGAATCGCGCAGGCCGACAGCGGCGTAATGGTGAGGACTCCGCTGTCGAGGAGGCGCGTGACGGTGGTGGATGAGAGCATGCTCATACGGGTACCTTTCTGCCCCGGCCGAACGGCCAGGGCGTGGTTGGGTTGGTTAGATTGTGTGTCGAATCGTAAGGGCTTCGGGTATCTCGGTTCTATAACTACCTCTCGTCATCCCTATTGTTCGCATTGTCGGTACGGACAGCACTTCATGTTCTGCCAAGGCTTTCAGTTCACCTAGTGTCCAGACCACACTACGGTCAAGCCGTGCCTGTAGGGTTCCTGTCTTCCATCCGACAACGCGCGAGACCTCAGCCGCCCCGCCATGTCGTTTGATTTCCTCCTTCACTAGTCGGGTTATGCGCTCGTCTTCCTCCGCTACTGACTCAGATAGCGCGCGCCTCACTGCATCTCCGCATCGTGCTGTCGAATCTTCTCGTCGTCCTGTCCGATCACATGCGCCTCGAACGCTTGGTGCTCGCGGGCGTCCTGGTCGGCCTCGTACTGCACGCGGGTCATCACGAAAGCCTCGCCGGTACCGTCACCGTCAACAGCCGGGTCCCAGACGCACATGTCCTCACCGTCGGGAAGCGCTCCGTCGTCCGACAGACAGTGCGCGATGTCCTGCACCTCAGTCGCTCCGGTCCGCGAGTGATGCACCGTCCCCAGTGCGATGCCGATGATCGTGCCGACCAGGGCGGGAACGATGATGAAGGCCAAGATCTTGTGGGAGAGTGTCATTTTCGGTTCCTTTCAAGGGTTGGGTTGAGGTTCAGTTCTGAGTGAGCCAGGCCGCCGCCGACTCAGCGTCTTCGGGATCAACCATATCGCGGTGGAGCGTCTCGCGCAACGGATCACAGGTCTCAATCACGACACTGACCGGGAAGCCGATGCTATCGAACCAAGTCACATCGCAATCGACCCTCTTGTCGTCGGTCCGCACGACCCACCCCTCGACGTAGTCCATGTCATCCGGTGTCCTCGAAAATCGCTGTGTCGTCCACTCCACATTGCCGGGCAGCGCATCGATGAAGATGTCCTGTGCCTCGCCGAGTGTCAGCATCATGTGCTCCTTCCTGTTCGGTTCCTGCGATGACTCAATACTGCCCCACATCATGTCGTCGCGCAACCCTTCACTACGTGACACCGATCACTTATCAATCGTCAGCCTTGACCCGACATGGGCGCTCTGTCGTCACCTCTCAGCCGCCCTGGACTATAACTACACATTGTGTACAGTTCGCATATTGAGATTCTGTAGCATGCATTGTGTCAAAAGTGATGGCAACCACTGAAATGAACTGTTCAATAGGGACTGTGGTCCTAGGTACTGCGTCATATTTCAGACTCTGCACAAACTCTCTCGTCCGCATAACGAGATTTCTCCTCGTGGTGTAGCACTACAAAGCTCTGAAAACCACCTATAAATTGGTTGTTCAATCCTCAACAACCGCATGATTCCAACGGATTTGACGGGCATGATCCTCTATAAGCGTCCAACCGAATCCCGAACCGAAAGGGAACCCACCATGCACGCTTCCATCTCCTCCATCATCGCCCGCCTCGACAGCGATGTTTACCTCGACCGCAGCGACGCCATGTACGACATCGAGATGGGTGCCCGGCACATCAAGCCGGCTGATCGGGCCGTCATCGTCGGCCGCCTCGTGGGTCTGCGCGAGCGGACCATCGAGGGTGCGCTCAGCCGCGGTTGCCCGAGTCGCGCCGCCGCCGAGGAACGGGATCTGGGCGTCCTCCGCATCGATGAAGTGATCGACACGCTCTGCTGAGCGCCTCACCAACAGCCCCCCCCCG